ACAGGCTCCACATATGGTCGCATGGTCTAGGGGTCATGACGCTAGCCTTTCACGCTGGAAATCGGGGTTCAACTCCCCGTGCGACTACCAATTTAGGCTAAGTAACTCAGCGGTAGAGTAATCGGCTGTTAACCGATAGGTCGTTGGATCGTTCCCAACCTTAGCCGCCATTTTATATTATATGATAATTGCTTTTCCCGAAGTTCGATACTACTTATTATCATAGGAGATAATAATAATGTCGAAAAGTTCGGAGGCAGTAAAACGTTGGAGAGAAAATACTAAATCAAGATTAGTAGAAGGTATGGGTGGAAAATGCGTTATATGTGGATACTCAAAATGTAAAGCCGCATTAGATTTTCATCATATCGATCCAAACGAAAAAGAATTTGCTTTAGGTGCAGCAAGAGGTTCCATATTAAATTGGGAAAAACTTGTAGACGAAGTTAAAAAATGTGTTCTTTTGTGCGCTAACTGTCATAGAGAAATACATGAAGGTGTAGCAGAATTACCTAATGAGTTACCAATTTTTCTAAAAGAACATGAAGAATATAAAGTAATAAGAGCAGAAAGTAAATTTGATGTTTGTTCGATATGTGGAAAGAAAAAAAGAAATAATCTTTCTTCTTGTTCCGTCGAGTGTTCTACATTAAAGAGAAGAAAGATAAGTAATAGACCTTCCAAAGAACAACTACTTGACGAGTTAAAAACAACAAGTTACGTTCAAGTAGGAAAGAAATATGGTGTCTCGGACAACGCAATAAGAAAATGGGTGAACTCAAATAAATAATCAAAAACTATTTATAAGTGATGATAACCTGTAACGAAAATAACATTAGAGATATTATAGATGAAAACACTTTTGTAGTAGTTCAATTTGGTAAATTATTTTGTTCACCTTGTAAGCAATTAAAACCCAAGATTGAAAAACTATCAATTGATAATCCATCTATAATATTTGCTTATGTTGATGTTGAAAACACTCAAGATTTTTGCGTTGAGTGTGAAGTTTTATCTGTTCCTACTACTATCGCCTATTATAATAGTATTGAAATTGGTAGAGTAATTGGAAATAATGAAATTTTAGTAAAAGAACTTATAAAAAAGATATCTATTTAAAGGTTCAATATGTTACAAATTAGAATATGCTCAAAATGTTGTAAACAACTTCCTTTAACGGAAGAATTCTTTACAAAAAATGTTTCAACTAATACAAATGGAAAGCAGTATTTTAGACCAGAATGTAAAGAATGTAATAAGAAGCGCAATAAAGGTCAAAAAGAAGCGTACAAATTAGCTGGTGAACCTAAATATCCAGCAATAGGTACTCCATGTGATTTATGCAATAGAACAGATATGAAGCTGGTTTTCGATCATGATCATAAAACTTTAGAACATAGAGGATGGTTGTGTGAAAATTGTAATCAAGGTCTAGGAAGATTAGGCGACACCGAAGAAAGCTTACAAAGAGCATTAAATTATTTAAAAAAGTCAAAGAACCCCTAATCACAATAGATGGTTAGGGGGTTTTTCTTTATAATTTAACTATTTATGCTTAGGAACTTTTATAAATGAGAATAACCGAAGCACAATTAAGAAGAATCATTCGCGAAGAGCTAGAAAGCGTAACGGGCGATAAAATGTCTATTCTTCCTCCAGACGTTTCACCAGAATTATTTGCGAAAGCATTTAAAATGTATTATGGTAGTAAAGAGATTCAAAAAATATTTGTTGATCGTTATGATACTAAATTTGATACAGGAGAATATCTTCGTTCACTTACTAGAGTAGATGATTATACAGGAAAAAGCCACCTTACACAACAAGAAGCAGAAGAAGCATTAAAACTTCTTGAAATGTGTATAAAAGGCGAGCAATATGAATTTGGTTATTTAGAAATTGTATATTCCATAAGAAAATTATTTAACAAAACTATTGATAGAGGTCCAGATGCTTTGAAAGATATTTATTATACTTACTTCAGTCCAAATATAAATATAGGAATTATAACCCACATATTATATTCTCCAGCTTCAATAACGACACATACTAAAATTAGTGAAATGAAGAACAGTGTTAATGCTGAGGATTTACAAAAGCAAATTGATGCTCTTGAATCACTAAAAGCCTTCACAGAACCTAAACAACTTAGCAGATCGAACCTTCTTAAATTAAAGAGGCTTGCTGTTGATCCGGAAGGTCTGTTTCAAGCTGCCCAATTATATGAGATGCTTTAAAATGAGAATAACCGAAGTCCAACTTAGACATATTATTCGTGATGAAATAAAAAATGTAATAGATGATAAACTATCTATCTTGCCTTCAAATGTATCCACAGATTTATTTGTTAAGCACTATAATGTGTGTTGGGGTGGAAAAGAGGATAACGATATAACTAAAAAAAGAATTAATATTACACATATCACAAAAGGTCTTAAAGATAATTCTATTAACAATAGAACACTTACCGATAATGAGGTTCAAGAAGCATTTATTCTTCTTAATGCTTGTTTGGATGGTGGAGAATACAATAAATACAACATACACGAAGTTTTAGAACTTATCTCAAAAATTATTAAAGTTTCTTCTTATGACTTAAAACTTCGACACATTAAAGAACTAGTAGGGTTAATGGATGCTACAAGAAGATTTGTAGATGGTCTAACGTGGAACCCTACTCTTAATGCCCTTAGTAGAGTAGTAGAACTTAAGACAAATGTTGACCCAGACAATTTAGAGAAAGGAATTGAATTTATGAATTCCTTACAAAACTTTGCTGAACAAAAAGAACTTGATGAAGAAATAGTAGAAAAACTAAAAGAATTAATACTTTCAGACATCGGTGGTATGCAACAAGCTGCTGAACTTTATTCTATGCTTTAATTTTTATCCCCTTGACTTCTTCTCCAACCTCGTTAAGATTGAAGTATGATCAACGAACCTCAAATTGGCGATCTTGTCCAGCTAGTAAAGCATATTGCTCTAAAAAATCAAGACCGCTATAAGGCTGCACAACTCTATAAACCTTCTAATGTTTATGGACTTATTACTAAAATCTCCAGCGGTTATTATGATAGCAAAGTAAACTATTATACCGTTATGTGGCTTACAACAGGCGAAAGTTATAAGTATGAAGCAGAAGAACTAGCAAAGGTCATCGAATGAAATTTAAAGTTGGTGACCTTGTTTGTCGCAACAATATTGAATATGGAATAGTCATTAACGTTTATCACAATACTTACAAAGTTGAATGGTTGCACGATAATAGCAAGACGATACATATTAGTTCTAATCGAAAGATCAAGAAGGTATCATAATGTTCCAAATTGGTGATCTTGTAATGATGCCAGCCGATAAAATTGATGATGAAGTTTTTGGAATCATTACAGGACTTGATCGAGAAATGTATGGTTTAAAGTTTTATAAGATTTTATGGTTTGATGGTCAAGATTCAAGCGAGGCACAAAACGATATTGTAAAGGTGGATACAGATGTTTAAGATTGGTGACCTCGTAACTCTTGCTCGTTCTAACGGATCTATTGTTGGATTTGTTACAAGTGTAGTTGATAAACCTTTTGTATGGGTTAAATGGTTTGGTAACGATAAGTCAGTAGTTTATTCTTATACCTCGTTGGAGCTTGTTAACCATGTTTAAAATTGGTGACCTTGTTGAATACCAAATGGGAAACATTAAGATAGTAGGATTTGTTGAATGTTTTGTAGATAGTAAAGTAGGAGTTAGATGGTTAAATAATGGTAATGAATTTCCCAAGAACCATCTTTCTGTTTTTACTAATCCTCTTGACTTCCTCCGAAAGATTGATAAGATAGATGAAGAGGTGACCTAATGGATGGTGACAATAATCGTGTAGCAGCAATTATTTCTTCTATTGTTTTCTTTATTGGATTTCTAATTGGTGCATATGTGATTAACTTTAAGTTCAAGGAAGATACTTATGATTGCACAGTAAAGTGTCTTATGGCTCATTCAATTCAATTTAACGATAAATGCTATTGTGAGGTAAAATAAAATGACTTTTGTAAACGAGCAAAATGTAAAGGACTTTGTATCAAAAAATCCAAAATCCCTTGTAATGGTCGGGGCTAGCTGGTGTATGCCTTGTCGCGTTATGAAACCAAGGGTAATTAATATGGAACAGGATTACGATACTGTTTCTTTTGCTTACCTTGATATTGACGAGGGACAGGGATGGGCGAAGGAACATAATATTATGGCAGTTCCAACTTTCGTCTTGTATGTTGATGGAAAGGTTGTTAGGGCTATGCCTACCTCAAATGAAATGGGGGTAAGAGATCTTCTCAGCCTAACAAAGAAACTTTAATCAACCCTTGACCGCATATGTCCCCAGCGTTAAGCTTCCTACATGAGAGCAGTAGACAAGCAAATAAACGTTGGGGACATTTTCTATAATAAGAATAGAAATTTTTATGTCCTTGTTGTTCAAATCATAGAAAGTGAGGATTTTTATAATGTAGTTTATCTTCACAGACCCGATGAACATTTAATATTTGGCCTTAAAACATTTGAAAGATCTTACAATAAGGTATCATAATGACCCTATATAATATTGGAGATATCTTTATTGATATTATTAGCTGTGATGCTGGCGACGACGAAATTTATTGTATGATCGTTAAAATTGAACAGGATTATTATACAATTCAATATTTTAAGCCTGTTGAGGAAGAAGAAACTATTTTTTCTTTTACTTATGCTAGCTTTGACCGCTATTTTAGGAAGGTGTCCCCATGAATATTCCCGAAACTTACATTAATCAATCAGTTAAGCCGCGAGGAGCTACAATTAACGAGCGTCTTAATTATCTCCTTAATTGGTATGTTGATACAGGCACAAAGGTAGGCAAGGACTCCGATTGGCCTTATCAAGTTCAGTTCTGCGCTATTATGGCCGATCAAGGAAAGACACTTCGTCCTATTTTGATGAAGGAAACAAACGAAGATACGCGAAATGCTATCGTTAATTTTCTTCCCCTTGTTGAACACATGCAGGCTAATAATCGTTCTGCTGCTGGAATTTCATTTTTTACTTATCTTTACGTTGAACTAAACAAGGTGATTGCATGATTTTTTCTCTTCTAATTCTTTCTATTGCTTTTACAGTTTACTGCACGATTGGTTATGCTTATCATCCCGATACAAAAATTAATCTTAAGGTTCCCATCATTCCTGTTGTTGTCGATTTGATTGAGTACGATTACGTTCAAGATCCCGAAGACGTAGACCCTCCAACAATTGTAATGCCAAGGAAGCAAAAATGAAGTTGGTTGATTATCTTAATAATTGTGTAACTGATGAAACCTCCGTCATTTTTGGAAAGTTTGGAGCAATCGAAAGTTTTAATCTAAATCCTAATGAAAAGGTAAAGGTTCTTACTCAAAAGGTAATGAGGGACAAAAAGTATTTCTCAATCGATACCTTGACGGTCAACAAGAGGGGAGATATCTTGTTGATTGAAAGCGGAGATAAGAAGTGGGTTCCATAAAATTTAATTATGCGGATCTTGTAATTCTTAAAATTAGTTATAGTAAATCTAATAACAATTCTGTGCGTAGAGGTTCCATAGGGATTATTGTTGATCCAAAAGGTGATCGCAGTTACAATATTGTGAAGGTATTTGGTAGTGATGATAATTGGTATCTTAAAGATGATGAAATGGATCTTCTTGAACATTCCTTGACGGCTAAACGATAACAGGCTAAGCTATAAGCATCGGAGGGAAGATGAACTTTCGAGTAGGTGATCTTATTATGCACAAGCACCGCAAGCATTATGGTTTGGTCGCAAAAGCTATGAAGCCATATTGGCTCAATTACTCCTTGCGCGACGAGCAGTATGATATTACTTGGTTTGATGAAGAACTAAATAATCGTCATAATGCTGGCCTCCTACAGATTGAACATGGTGATATGCTTGTTAAGGCAACCTAAAGATCGGAGGAAATGATGATTAACAACCGTCCCGAAATTGGCGATATAATTATGCTTCTTCGCCCAGAAATTGTTGAACTACCAACCAAGGTTCGTAGGGGTCGTCCTCCCAAGGTTCCTCGTATTGAGACAAAAACTACTTGGCATGATGATGTTGAGGCAATTATTATTAGTGGTCCTATGCAGGGAATTTCTAGCGATGGTGAAGATTATTGGCTTGAATGGGTGACGCAACGCCTTGACGACGGTCGCCCGCATGTTATTACTAGTAGTGGACGCTGGACAGGTTCAAATTGGCGTATCATCCAAAGGGTAAATCCAAATGCCTAATTATTATCAATCAAAGTTTGAAAAGGGTTCTCTGTGGTATGCGGTCCCTACAAATCATAAGAGGTCACCATTTCATTTTATTGTTAGAGATCCTCGCCCGCTTGATGCTCGCCTTGCTATTTATGATTTTGAGAGCGGAGAGCTTAAGGAAAATTTCTATCTAAACTATTCCGATCTTGCAACAAACTATATTGTAACTAAGGTAGCATAATGTCCAGCAAGAAGTTTGACGATGTGAAGATTGGTGATATCCTTATTTCTAAGCAGCAAACCTCAGACGGGAGCAATTTTGTAGGAACCGTTGAAGCTATTCATTATTTGCCAACAAAGCGTTTGACTGTTAGGATGTTCCGTAATAATACTAATTATACTATTCATTCAACCTCTATCGGTGTAACTTGGTATATTGTAACCTAAACATGGAGAATTCAAATATGGTGCTAATGCACGGCGATCTTGTTTTTCAAATCAAGGAACCAAACAAGTTTTATTTTGTTCTAAATCCTTGTAGACCCGCTGATGGTTTTACGCAGGTTGTTGTCCAAAATGTAGAGGACAGAAACGATTTTCGATATATCAACAAATTTTGGTTTGACGCTGGCAATTGGGAGCGTTATACTGAACCCACAAAGGAGAATTAACGTGGCTTTCCGTGGCTTTTTCGATGATGATAACAATAATGATAACAGTAAGAAGGTGCTTAATTGCCCCATTCATGGTGATTACCCAGCTTCTATGAAGGCTTTTGGGTGTCCCGAATGTGCGAAGGAGCAGGAGGACGAGCAAGAAATTGAAGAAATGCTTGACAAGTCCAAGATTGCTCGTTTTAATACTCCAAGGAAGCGGTAATGTTATATCACGATTTAACTGACAGAGAAATTATCCAAACTCTTGTTGAGGATAAAATTCTGCTTGAAGCAAAAGTTAAGCAATTAGAATCCGAGGTGGAGAAACTTAAAAATAAGAGCGACAAGAAAACTATGTCAATCCCACTATTTAGATTTGGAGATTGATTATGAGATATCTTATTTTAGCCCCCTTGCTTTTGCTTGCTGGAGATGCTAGAGCAGAGGACGAAGAACCAAAAAAGGTCTATCGCAAAGAAACAACCATCGATTTTGAAGAACTAGAAATTGAGGGTATTTTAGTTAAACCTCAATCAGCATTAGTCCTTGAAAGGAAAAAGGCAAGTTTTAATCCGCTTATTAAACTTAGAACGGATTGGAACGATGAAATCGAAAAGAACGTTGACGAAGTGAAATAACCCGTTAAGAGGCTTTCATGGACCGCACCCTGTACGAATTCCAAACGGGCGATATTGTAGCCCATCGCATGAACGAGAATAAAACGGGAGTTGTTCTTGAAGCCAAATATCTAAATCACAAGGGTAGAGAAATTCTTTATATTTGCTGGTTCGATGAAGGCCCAGCATCTAAAAAGCGTTATCCAGCCGCGCATATTGTAAAAGTATCGTAGATTTTTATAGGAGAAACTAAAATGCCCCTAAATGAAGCCTTTGATCCTTTTTTGATCGTAGTATTCCTGGTTTTTTTCTTTGCTATTTCTACTGCTGCGAAACTTCGTCTTTAACCCTTGCGCTATCTCTAAGAGGCGTTAATAGGTATTCATCAAGGAGAGAAGATGAAAGGCTATCGTCGCCACCCTCGCTGCTCGTTTTGCTCCGATACGGGCCATAATCGTCGGAGTTGCGAAAAGCTCAAGACCGTAAAAGATATTGTTGTCGAAAAGTATAAGACCCTTCGCGCAAAGTGGTGGGAATCTTACAAGAATCTTCCTTATGGTTATGGAGCTATTTACAAGCATGTTAATGGCTCTTATGCTTATAATGAAGCTGGAGCTTGGACCCGTGCTGAACTAGGTAAGGAGATTATCCATGTTGTTGTAGGTATCCATCTTCCTACTTATATTAGCGATACAGGCTCTATTTTTACCTCGCCATTTTCTAGGATTGACGCTGGCGAGCATGGTGGTTATTCCGATCTTCCTGTGGTTGACGGATATTTCACCAAAAATATCATGGAATCGCTTAAGCAGGGCTATAGTTATCATCCTACAAAGTGCGTTTTTGAGCGTCGTCTACTTTCTTTTGGGGCTACCCTTGCCGATACCGTAGACCGCGATAAGCTTAACAAGTGGTTGGAAGCCCAAGACGTTACGGATTCCCATAGGTTTAGAGATTCTACAAATACCTACGGTCGTATTATAGAATCTTTTTGTATGGATACTGAACTCGTCGGATAAAAGAAACTTGAAATCCTCCTTGACGGGTCTTGTAGGGTCCGTTAAGGAGTAAATGAAGGAGAGAGGAAAACAAATGACTTGTAGATTCTGTGGAAGCCGTGGACATAATCGTAATGGCTGCCCCGATGTTGCGGCTCATGCTGCCAGCGGTAAGGCAAAAATGGAAGAAGGACAAGATCGCTATTCTCTTGGTTGGAAGGAGCGTTTCGCGGTTTCTATCGTAGATAACAAGGCTACCCGTTCTGCCCGCGTGTCTACTACTCCTCGCAAGTGTTCCTATTGTTCCGTAGCGGGTCATACGCGAGCAAAGTGTGAAATTCTCACGAATGACCGTGCAGCCGTTTTTACTCACGAAAAGACGTTCCGCACTAACTTTGCGAATTGGGTTCTTACGAGCGGAATTGGTGTTGGTTCCATCGTTACGAGAAAGAATTGGGATGGGACCGAATGGTCTGTTCTTATCACGAAGGTTAACTATGATGGTATCAACATCATGAACCCTAACGGACAGAGCCCTCTTCGCGGTCAGTATCTTAATCGACAGGGTTGGGAGAATGACGTAGCAAGCTTGAATATTGCCCCGTCGCGGTATTTTGGATTTGAAATCTCCGCTCCCGCTCCCGCTATTCCTGTCCCCGATAGCTTCCTTAGCGACGAGGAAATTACGAAGACGGTTAGTAGGTGGTTCGATGAAAAGTCAAGCCGTCGAACGCGCTGGCATGATGTTTCTGTCGGGATCTTCCACGAAAATCGTCCCGATCTTGTGGAATTGACGGAGAAGGCGAAGGTTTACGCAGTTTAGGAAACTATTTAATCCTCCTTGACTTTCGGGTCTTGGAGGATTAACTATTAGTGGGAGGCAAAAAATGAAGTTTGATGTTGAAGAAGCGATTGAAGAAATCCTTGTTGAAGGTTTTAGCGAAGGAGATCTTTTGCGAGCGGTCCTTGCAGTTCTTCCAAAGAGTGAAATTGAGGAAATTCTAAATTCAGCCGAAGACCACCTTTTTGCCGAAGCAGAAGAAGAAAGCGAGGAAGATTGGGATAGCGACGAAGATGAAATTGACGAGGAAGAGGAATTCTAATGTTCAAAGTCGGAGATCTTGTCGAGGTTAAATATAGGGAAAATAAACCTGGAATTATAACTTCCATTTTTGAGGAGACGGACAGAAAAGATAAGTTTAAACATAAAAGAACTTTTTATGTCGTCAAACACCTTGAAAGTGAATCGACAGGAGAATGGCTAGAAACTTCTTTACGACCCTTGAAAAGTTGAGAATATCGCCCCTCATACTCGGCAAATTTGGAAAATAAAAGAATAAGGATGAGGGGCGATTTTCTATTTATATAACTACTTATTCATAGGAGGAAACTTCATGGAAGATCAAGTAGTTGATGAAAAGAAAACAAAAAAGAGAGAAGCAAATAAAAGATATATACAAAAGAATAAAGAAAAGTTAAACGAGAAGAAGAAACAATATCGTTTAGAAAATAAAGAAAAAATTAAACAATATTATTTAGAGAATAAAGAAAAATTAAACGAACATATGAAACAATATCGTTTAGTGAATAAAGAAAAAATAGAAGAGTATAATAAGCAATATCGTTTAGAAAATAAAGAAAACGATAAACAATATCGTTTAAATAATAAAGAAAGATATAGAGAAAGTAAACTTAAAAGAAAGTATAACATAACCCTTGACGACTACAATAAGATGTTGTTAGAACAAGACGGCAAGTGCTGGACCTGTTCTATCAAGATTGAAGATACAAAAAAGAAATATCTTTGTGTAGATCATAATCACTTGACAGGACAGGTAAGAGGGTTATTGTGTGATCCCTGTAACGTCGCTCTTGGTCTTCTTAAAGAAAGTCAAGAGATAATCGCAAATCTTTCAAAATATTTATATGAAAAAGATCCTTGCGTCCCCGAAGAAGGGCGTTAAGAGAGAGGAGGAGGAAAGAATGGCTACCCCTCGTCTTTGCGGAAATTGTGGTGAACCTAATCACAATAAGCGCACCTGTAAAAACCCTCCGAAGACAAGGGAGGTCACCCCTGTTCCTGTTGCCCCTGCTATCTCCTACGCTCCTAAGAATGTTGAGCGAATTAAGCAGGTTGAAGCCCAGGAATTTGAGGGTGGCCTCCCGATAGTCGATATGGCCCCTTGCCTTCTTCGCCTAAACGGTTATACTCAAATCTGTTCGGGATCGTTCCGTATGACGGTCCCCGACGATACTACCTTTGACCAAATCTCTAACTATGTCGCTTGGAGGCGATATGTTTAAAATCGCTGATATCGTTCAGTTTACCGCATTTGGACAAAGTGACAATTTTGGAATTGTCGAAGAAGTATCTAAAAATGATAGAATTATTACGGTGAAATGGTTTAATAAGGGATTTTCTAACAAATATCGTTCATGTGACCTCACACTTATTAAGAGGGTATAAATGATTAAAATCGGTGATCTCGTCCGTCACAAGTATAACATTCAACCCGATGTTTTTGGTATCGTTATCGGTATTGACGGTCACCTTTATAGAGTTAAGTGGTTTGACGGAGTAGATTCAAAGGAATATCTTCACAACGTCCTTGAGGTTCAAAGTGGCTAAACTCCCCGATTATATCGACAAAACCGATAAGAAAGCGGTAGCAGAATATTTTATAAAGCAACGCGAAATGGCCGAATATGAGAAATATTATCTTGAAGCAATAAATACCCTTGAAAAGCCATATCTTGACCTTTATGGAGATTTCAACCGTTATAATACTGAAATTGGGGATCATCTTATCTCGCAAGGCTGGAAGGTTGAGAATATAGCCCTTTTAACCTACCGAATTTGGAAACCTTGAAAGAACCCTTGACGCTTTAGAACAACAGGTTAAGTAGAAACCCCCAAGGAGCACAAATGGACGAACTTTTCATGGAAATTCTAAACCCTCAGCCCGATCCTGTTTCTGCTGATTGCCTCTTGACGACGGAGGAAGCAGATAGTATGATGAAGGAGGAGGACGTTATGTTAATCTTCGCAGCTTCTATCTACCCTCATATTTTATGGAATTGAAAACTTCATTATTTCAATCTATTCGGCAATTCTTCTAATTCATTCAAATAACTTTCTTTGGAGGTCAAATGTCGGCAATCGAACGGTATTATTCTACTCTCTCCCCCGCTGGTCCCTATTGCGCTGAGGACGAGGAAGATGGGGGCACGCTTAGCGACGAAGAGATCGCTGCGCTCTACGAAATCGCTATGCAGGACTTCTAAAATGAAGCTGGCACCTAGCTCAACTGGTCCTCCGTCTTTTTCTTTGGATGGACCTTGCACCCTTTCAGCAACCCGTTAAGAGGATGAAGAGGAGGAAAGATGAAGGTTTACGAGGTTTCGTGGGGAATTCGATACGAGGGATCGAGCGTTGTTGCGATCTACGCTACTGCTGACCGCGCTATGATTGGTGCTTGGGAGGAAGCAGAAAGGCTGAATAAGATCTACGAGTCCACAAGCGGAAATCCTTCCAAAGAGACGGAGTGGACAGTTTCTACCGAAAAAAAGTGTCTTTTTTACATCGCTAATGATCTTGACGATTATATCTTCGTCAAAGAACGCGAGGTAATCGAATAAAAGTTCCTTGACGATCCCCCTAAACCCGTTAAGAGGATGAAGAGGAGAAAAGAGAAATGAACTTCAAAATCGGTGATATCGTCGTTTCTCGCATGATCGGAGCGACGGGAATTGTGAGCGAAATCGAAAATCGTCCTTTCGACAACGATCCCGAAAAGATGCCAAGGTATTTCTACACCGTCAAGTGGTTTAATTATGATGTTGAATATACCCGTAATCTTGACGGACAATCTCTTAAACCTTTTGAAACGGAAAAGCCTGTGAATAATCCTACGAAAAAGATGTGGACGCGCCAGCAGATTGAGGCTATGCTTGAACAGGACGCAGCGGTCAATCAAGCCGTTGTCTCCCTCGCGAGGAACGTTGACCTTCTTCCCGAAAAGACCCGTTCCTACGTGATTAATTGGGGAAATTGGGTAGCAAGCGGCAAGTCCCTTAGCGGCAAGCACCTTGTAAACGCCCGTCGAACCTGTATTTTCAACTCCAAGACCCTTACCGCAATCGCAAATAAGGAGGTTTGATGTATACCGAAGAGCAGAAGAAGAAGGATATTGAATTTGTGGATAAGTTCACGGTTGTCCTTAGCGTTTTTGCTGGTTCCTACATGGTCTTCTACTTTATCCCTATGGTTATCAGCAAGCTTTTCTTCTAAAAGTTCCTTGACCATCTACGAGAAACGGTTAATCTCTAAAACGAAGGAGAAAGAAAATGACGGTCGCTCAGCTTCGTGCGCTTCTTGCTAATCTTCCCGATGATATGCGGATCGCTCTTTCCTACGAGGGATCGGTAGCGACGTTTATGTCTGGAGATATCTGCTTTGAAGATGATAAGGGCAGCGAGATCAACGAGAGCGAGGCTACGTCAAGCGATTTTCTCGTTTTTGTTGAATAAAAGAAAGAGGAAAGAAAATGGTTGACGGTCTACGAGGTAATGGTTAGTTGAAAAGGGCTGGAGAGAAAACCAGCGAGAACGAAAAAAGAAAAAAGACCCTTGACGAAGTTTGAGGGTCGGTTAAGGAGAGAAGGTCAACGCGAGGAAAGAAAGCTCCTCGCCACATAAAAGAGGTCAAGGCGGAAAGTTGAAAAAAACTTCCTTGACGCTCCTCCCAAAGCGGTTAAGAAGAAAGGGCTGGAGGGAAATGGTTCCCGAAGGCTCGCTGATAAACTCCCGACTACGGACGTTCAAAATGGCTCGCAAGAACACCCCCGCTACCTACGCTTGTGGCAACTGCGGTACTCACGGTCACAACAAGCGCACCTGCCCCGAACTTGGCCTTGTCGCGAAGGTCAAGCCTGTCAAGAAGCCCCGTGCGAAGAAGGTTGTTGAGGAGACGCCCGCTATCGCTCCTCTCGCGACTGAGGAGCAGCTTGAGGCTCTCCGCGCTCTTGCTGAGGAGATCGCCGCTGAGGTTGAGACGGCGTGCGAAGAGGAGAGCGAGCGTGAGCCTACCGACGAGGAGCTTACGGAGATTGAGGCTGGCGAGGTTGACGCGGCGTTTGAGGCTGAGATTCCCGCTGGTGAGGTGGTTGAGGTCAGCGACGAGGAAGAGGCCGCGTTCATGAACGAGTTTGCCGCGCTCTTCGCCTAAAAGCTGAGGGAGATTAAGAGGTTGGAGGCTCAAAAGGCTTCCAGCCTCTTTCTCTTTTATGCGGGGGGAAGAAATCCAGGTTCTTCCTCCTCTTTGAGAAATCTTCAAAAGCTCCTTGACGGTCTTTGAGGAGCGGTTAAGTAGAAAGGGCTGGAGGGGAATGGTCCTCGCCAGCAAACGTCCTTCTTCAAAAAGGGTATTTCAAATGGCTTTCAACGCCGACGAGCTTGCTGCTCACATCTTTTCCGACGAAAACCCCGTAAACATCGTGGGGCGTTATCGTCTTGCTATGAAGAGCCTTCTTATTGACGCGAGGACGCTTAGCCCCGAAAATGTTGAGCTTCAAGCTATCGTTTTTGAACGTCTCCGCGCTGCGCTTGATAGCGAGGAATACAAGGCGTATGAGAAGGCTTTGCTTGCCTCTTGGGCGAACAAGGGCTAGGCATTAAGAGGTTCAAGGAAATCTTCAAAAGACCCTTGCGCCTCTTGATGGAGCGGTTAAGTAGAAAGGGTGAGGGTCGGAACCCCTCCAGCTTCCCGAAAACGAGGCAGGGACGAGAAAGAAGAAACTTTCAAGAAAGTCCTTGCCGCTTCTCCAAGACCCGTTAATAGAAAGGGGCTGAGGGAATCCTCCCGACGCTTCTTCAACAACCAGCAATCAAGGTAATCCACCAAATGGCTATCGATTTCAAGACCTTCCTTTCGGTCGCTCCCTACGTCCTCAACGTCCGCAAGCCTGTCCTTATTCGTGGTCGCCACGGTATCGGCAAGAGCGAGGTTGTCTACCAAATCGCCCGCGAGCTTGGCCTTCCTGTGGTTGAACGCCGCGTTTCGCAGATGACTGAGGGTGACCTTCTTGGTATGCCTTCCGCTATCGGCACTGAGATCGGCGGCAAGCGTGCGACGACTTGGGACGCTCCCGATTGGCTCCTCACCGCTTGTGCTCAGCCTGTCGTGATGTTCCTTGACGAAGTGGACCGCGGAACTACTGAGGTTCGACAGGGCATCTTCGAGCTTACCGACTCCCGCAAGATCGCTGGCGTTACGCTCCACCCCGATACGCTGATTATCGCTGCTGTGAACGGTGGAAATCACGGGTCGCAATACCAAGTTGGCGAGATGGACCCTGCTGAGCTTGACCGCTGGACTGCTTTTGACCTTGAGCCTACCGTCGAAGATTGGCTTACTTGGGCGAAGGACAATACTCACGGGCTTGTTTGGGACTTTATCAACCAAAACCGCAAGGATCTTGAGCACAACGGGGATTTTGAGCCCAACAAGAAGTACCCGTCCCGACGCTCTTGGAAGCGGCTGAATGACTGTCTCGTCGCTGGCAAGCTCACGACGGACGCTGCTAAGAAGGCTGGCATCATCTACAACCTCGCTTGCGGATTTGTCGGCTTTGAAGCTGCGGTTAAGCTGAAGGCTCACGTTGAGAACTACAAGGAGCAGGTTACCGTCGAAGATATCCTTGACGACGGAAAGGTGAGCAAGACCAAGGACTTCGCTATCACCGACCACGCTGCCCTTGCGGAGAAGATCACTCAGTCGGGTCGTCTCAACGAGGCTCTTACGACGGTCGCTCTCAAGAACCTTGCTTCTTATTGGCTTACTCTGCCCTCTGAGGTTGCCATGAAGCTCTACACCGATATCGGTCGCAGCTTCGTCAAGAACGCCGTTGCCCTGCACGCTACGGAGGTCAACGGAGTCAAGGTTGGTGAGCAGCTTGCTAAGGTGCTTGGTGCTGGTCGCTCTAAGTAGTCAGTAAGGCAGCATAAACCCTCGCTTTTCCTTCGGGAGAGGCGGGGGTTTTCTGCTTTTAATCCGCAAATTTCAAGGGCATTTCAGTTCTTGAAATCCGAAAGCTGAAAGCCAGGAGGAGGGGCGACGAAGCCAGGACGATGCCCCTTCCCGAAGGTGAGGGACGGTCCCGAAGATGCCCCTAGCCCGCAATAGGAAGCGATATGGGACGCGAGGAGGGGCAGGGGTAGGGTGAGGGTAGGGGTCGCAGGGAGGGTCGCCCATATCGCAATAGGTTTAGCAAGTAGTTTTGGACCTCCGCGCAACCTCTTTTGAAAGAAAAAGTTGAAATAAAGTCCTTGACAAAATAAATATTCTTTTTGCTCTTGACTTTTAGAAGATCCAAAGTGGCGTTACTTGTTCGCAGGTAACGCAAGATCGGAACATCCAGCCCCTAAGCCTACTCCACGGGTCACCCTCAAAGACCTCCGCTAAGGGCTCTAGGAACGCTTATGGGAGCGATGGAGGGTAAGGGGTAGGGTAAGGTAGCCCCCCACGGTCCACGAGGCTCATAAGCGAAATGGGAGCGTCGAGAACTTTTGGGGAGTCGTCAAGGGCAAAGAAGAAGAAAGTTGAAGAAAGTTTCTCCTTGACGATGGAGGTGGACCCGTTAAGAGAAGAACGAAGGAGAAAGAAGAAATGAACAAGCTCGTCATGATCTATCTGATCGCGGTTTCTCACCTTTCCAACATCGTGCCCCTTGCCATTCCCGAAGGCGAGGTTATTGGAGGTGGGGCTGAGATCGAAGCGGTTTACGTTCCTGCTGGCTACGCTGGTCCTATCGTCGCAGCCCCTTTCAGCGAAAAGGTTTTCTAAAAGACCTTGACGCTTCTCCTAAACGCATTAAGAGGTTCAAGAGGAGGGAAGATGAAGGTTTCGTTCAACGTCCTGTATGCCCAAATTGAGGCAAAGAGGAAGGCTGACCCGCGTTCCAGCCCTAGCCGCGATAATCATTCCTTCAAGGACATTCTTGCCTTGATGAAGGAGATCGAAAAGGATATCGAAAGCGCGGGCTGGAGCGTTCCCGAATACTACGATCAAGTCAAGACCATGCCTCTCTGAAAAAAGAGAGGGGGGGCCTTGCGCTTATACACCAACCCGTTAAGAGAAGAAGACGGAGGCAAGATGGAAGCGGTAGAGAGGATCGCAGCAATCAAGGCTAACCCTGCCTTTGAGGGTCTTTCGCAGAGTCACAAGGATTTCGTTGATTCTGTCGAAAAGTGGGTTAAAACGCGCCCTCTTTCGATGGGTCAAGAGGCATGGATCGAGCGGATCGAAAAAGTTCTCAAACCTGTTGACAATAGCTGGTTTGACCTTAACGACGAGGAATTCCAGAAGAAGCGTGCTTATGCGATCCAGCACTACAAGGCAACGGGCTACTACCTTCATCAAGTTTCCCGTATGGAAGCCGATCCTGCCTACATGCCCGAAAAAGAACTTTGGGATAGAATGTGGGGAAACAAGTATATCAACGCCGCTTTTAAGCGATGGACGGCTGGAGCCCGTTTCAAGATCGGTGATATGGTAGTCAACAAATATTATCCTAGTTACTACGGAAAGATCGCGGTTATTGAAAATGTTGTTTGGAATAGTTCGGGCTGGACATATGGCGCACTTCCGCTTAATCCCGGTGAACATTATATTAATCAAAAGATGCAGCAGATTGACGAAAAGCACTTTCTACCTGCTTCTAATCGCAATCTCAAAAACCGCATCTAATCATTAGCGAGCCGTCAAGGTCTTTCTCTAAAAAAGATTGGCCTTGACGGTTCTTCGTAGCGGGTTAACTTCAAGGAGGAGGGAAGATGGAAGAGAACTTCAAGAACGAAGACCACACGGCTTTCTGTGATATGGTGCTAGGCTCCGATAACGGTTTTAGCGAGGGAGATCGTCAAGTTCTTTTTCTCCACGCTCTTATCGAAAAGTATAGCGTCCCCCTTGATAATCCCCGCGAAAACGTTACTATCTTCTAGGAGGTTCTAAATGGCTAAGGCAAAGAAGGCTAGGCGTGTCTATCCTCTAATTAATGAAATTGTTGAGCTTATCCCGCAAAAGCGCAGGGCAAAGGTTACTTTTCTTGACCCTCGCATTATCAAGGTCCGCTGGATGGATAACGAAGCGGTTGAGGAATTCAGCACAAGTTATTTCGTTGATACATATTGGACTATTGCCGTGAGGAATTACGATGTATAAGAAGCCTGCTCCCCCGAAGCTTGGAACCCTTGTTGTTGCTCAAAATATTGATGGGACTATGTGTAATGGATATGTAAGCGGATTTATGGGCGATATTGCTAAGGGTAGATATTGTATTGAAATTACGTTCCATGAAGGAAAGCAAAATCATCGTTTCTTCTCAGTTGGTGAGGAAGGCAAACTATGGCGCAAGCTCCCCTCGTAAATATTGGAGATTTGGTATGGGTTAAAATCCAGCTTGGAAGGGATCATTATACCTGCTTGACTGCTTTTATCTTTGCGGTTAACTATTGGGATGGGCAAAACGTATCATCTTATTATGCTGAATATTTAGAACAAAATAATCCTCAAACAACTGCCCTTTATGGGTTTGACTTCAACGATATATGGGGGAAGCTTGAAACCTAATATCAACGTCGGAGATATGGTCGAGATTAAATATAGGGTTGATAGCAAGACCCATACTTATCGATATGCTTATGTTACCGAAATTGATGTTCAAGTTGGTAGCATTATGGCAGCAGATGGTTTTGTCGCTAAATACCTTGACATAGATGAAATTTGCTACCTCATTTATTCCCATAATGAAAGCTGGTGGAAAAAGCTATGAAAATTGACTTTGATAAGGTGGACCATGCTTAAACTTGGTGATATGGTTGACTTCTACGGTAAAGCTGGTGTATCCCCAAGAGGCACACAAGGTATTTATGTGATAATTGAAGAGCATAAAGGTGCCAGCACAACTCAATATATTGGCGTGCTAATGTTTGAAGACAAAAAAGAAAGGCTATGGATATTTCCTTCTCAAGAGGGTATTACATGGAAGAAAATAACATGAGATTTAAAGTTGGGGATTTGGTCCAAAGTGTTAGACACGATCCCGCTGGCAGATTTAGGCTTGCGATTATCATGGGCACAAGCGAGAGCGAGCACAGAAAGAATTTCCTTTATTATCACCTCTTCGTTGTTGATTGGGACGAGCACCAGCGTTATAGTGCTTACACCGCAGAACGATGCTTTGATTTGATTTCCGCCCCATAATTTTTCCATTCCAAAGGATTCCCATGCCAAAAACAATCCCAAATAACGAGCAATATAAGCTCAAAGATGGAAGAGTTATAAAGCTTGGGGATATTGTTAAATACAAATGGGGTTATTTTCCAACGGGATATGTGTTTAAAATTGAAAAGAAATGGGGACGTTGGAGGTCGCATGTTCAGTTATTTAATTACGAGCAACCATACGATATAATTGAAACAAAACTTTGCGACTTTGATCATTTCTTTTCCTTTCTAACCGAAGAGGAATTAAAAAATGAAGATAGGTGATTTGGTCTGTAGGCGATCTAATCAAAGGGATCAAATAGGATATATCTATAAGTTAACAAATCATCACAATCCATTTAGAAATAGGGGAGAGCCAGCAAATTATATTATGTATCATGTTTGTTGGATTGAAACAGAATGTAAAAACTATTGTTACGAGGAAGGGGATATAGAGATTGTTTCGGAGGCATAAATGATGGGAGAAAGTAAATTAATGGGAAGTAGAGCAATATGATAGAATACCCCGCAGAATACCCCGTCACATATATAATTCTTTCGCTTTCCTTCTTTCTTCTTATTATTCCTCTTGCTATTCAATATGCGATAGGACAATACTCAAAATATCTTAAATATCTTTGGAATAAGGACAACGCTTGTAAAGCAGGACAAACAATCATTTGTGAATATAAATTTTCAATATCCCATGACTATAACATTATATCGAAAGGTGTAGTATTACAAGATTTTGTTTGGGAGCAAAGACATGAATATCCCCCTTTCTATATAGAAATTGGCCGTCCCGCAAAGAATCTTAAGGGAGAAGAGCTTTTCGATTACCAATTACTTTACACCAATCAAATTATAAGCATTCAAAAAGTGATTGATGTGGAATATTCTAACGATATTATGAAGAGATATAAACAAAAGAAGATTATTAGACCGAAAGAAAAAGAAGATTATTTGAAAGTTTATTCAGACATATTATTTAAAAATTACTTTCAGAGTAAATTTCCAAGGCATAAATGAATAATCAATTTAATGTTGGAGATATCATTATTCCTATTGAGGGACAAAAAGGAAATACTTGGATTGTTCTAAACATAATACATCCAGCATTAGATTATATGTCTTTCTACCTTCTTCAAAATTTAGAAGATAGTGATGAAGTTGAAGCATTATATTGTAATCACATAGAGAAGTATTATGAGAGAGCAAATGAATAAGTTCAGCATAGGGGATATCGTAAAGCATCCTAATAATGGTTCTTACCATATTGTTATTAAAGATACCTTAACCCATACAGGGCTTTCCTATTATACTTTATTGAATTGCCAAAACAATACCGAAACCACCCTATACCGTTATGATATTATAAAGTTTGTAATGGTATCGAGCGCATAGGGATTGTTGTGGTGTGTTGTGCTAATTAAAAGAAAGCTTGACGAACGCTAAGCTTCCATTTTTATTACAAGCCAATAACGTGTAGTTAAAGCTGTAAATTTATGGGGATAATTGGGCATTTAATAGGCCCTAATAAGTAGTTTGTCAAATGAAAAAAAGCATGTATTATTAAAAATATTTTGTATCAACACAAGTATCAAAAAAATGATAAATGATACTATGTATTAATGTATTGTGATAAATGATACAAGTATTAATAAAACGTTAACATGACACTAATACATTTGGTTAACATGACACTTCAAGTTTATTGATACAAGTATTATGATAAACGATATATCAATACATTAGACCTCTTGACCATTAAGCGTCGTGAGGCTTTTTGTGTTTCTAAATAAAAGTCAAGCCCTATCATCAAAAGAAAGTTTGTCAAGAGGCATAGAAAGAAAAGATTCCTCTTGCACCTCCTCTAAGAGCGGTTAAGGTATTGATGTGGCGGGGAGAGAAGAAGAAACTCTCTCAGCCCTCTTTGAATCCCCGAATACTTGTGGTGGCCCCTTGACGCTTCTAATGGTGGAAGCTATAGAGGGAAAGTCGATGAACCCACTACGGAGGCAACATGGAAGCTGAAGCAATCAACTACGATCTGAATATGGATCTCTACTACCTTCTTCGGGATGAACCGTTCTTCGCTACGTTCTCCCGCAACATCAACAAGTCCGCAACAACCGCTATTCCTACTGCTGGCGTTCGTATCAACAAGGAAACGCAGCAATTTGAAATGGTCTACAATCCCTCCTTCTTCGCGGGTCTGGAAGATAAGGAGCGAATCGATGTGCTCAAGCATGAATTCTATCATGTTATCTTTGAGCATGTTACAGGTCGTCTTCCCCCCGAAGGTATGACGAAGATGTGGAATATTGCTACGGACCTTGCGATTAATTCCCACCTTCCGAACATTCCAAAAATGGCTTGTATCCCAGGCGTTGGAAAGTTTGAAAAGTATCCTGCTGGTCTTTCGGGTGAGCAGTATTTCGATCTTCTTAAGGAAGACCCCGAAATGAATAAGGAACCTCAAGAGGGAGAAGGCGATCCTAACTTTGACGATCACGAAGGTTGGGGCGATGGTGAGATTGATAACACCATGAAGGAGATCGCTAAGGAAAACCTCAAGGAAGCTCTTAAGAAGGCAGCTAAGGAAGCTTCTTCTAAGAATTGGGGTTCTGTCCCTGCTGATGTTCGCAAGCAAATTATGGACAAGCTTGAAGCAACTGTCGATTGGCGTAAGATGCTTCGATACTTTATCAAGACCTCTCAGCGTGCGGATAAGAACTCTACTGTTCGTAAGGTCAATAAGCGGTTCCCAAGGATCCACGCTGGCAAGAAGGTCAATCGTGTTGCGAAGATTGCGATTAGTATTGATCAGTCGGGAAGCGTTAGCGATGAAATGCTTGCTATGTTCTTCACTGAATTGAATGAGCTTTCTAACCTTGCTACCTTCACTGTGATTCCTTTTGATACACGGGTTGATGAAGCCCTTGTGTATGAATGGAAGAAGGGCAAGCGTCATGTATGGGAACGGGTCATGTGTGGTGGGACTTGCTTCAACGCTCCTACCAAGTTCGTTAACGAGGGCGATTGGGATGGTCATATTGTCCTTACGGATATGTGTGCTCCTAAGCCGATCTCTTCTCGTCCCTCCCGCATGTGGATGACAGACAAGGCTAACGCTGCTAATCCCTACTTCAAGACAAATGAGCTTGTGGTTGCGGTTGGTAAGTAATTAGGTTAGCCACCTCGCCCCCTGTTAGCCTTCGGGTTAGCAGGGGGTTTTTCTTTTGTCAATAGCTAAATGAATATATATATTTTTTATTTATTTCTTTTGATCTTGACTCTTAGAATGTGTTGCGATGTATTGAATGTGTCATGATACAAACTAATGATATCAAGGGGTTAGGCCCCCCTCCCCCCCTCCCCTCCCCCCTACGGAATGTATCTCCCATACTTGACAGGCATGTTATATTTCATTAGGTGCTCATTTACGACGGGGGGATAATTTTTGAGATTTTTTGAACCATTAAAAATTTCTATAGAAAAATCCCAAAATCTTTAACTATTTAAAACAGTTAAAAGGAATCGAAATCATTATGAAACTTACAGAAAGACATATACGTTCAATCGTTAAAGAAGAAATTAAATCTATTATGGTTGAAGGATTGTTCGATATATTTAGATCAAAACCAAAGGAAGAAGGGGCATTACAAAAGGCATCAACCGCTTTGGGCGACACCAATCCAAAAACTCCCCTAATCCAAGTTCTTTATAAGTTAATGGATAGAGCTTCAACAATCTCTCATAAGGGTGGAATGGTTAGATTTACCGATCCAAGAGCGTATGAAGAAAGCATGAGAAAAACTGAAATCTTGGTTAATCATTTTGAGGATGTATTAAAGGGATTAAATGAAAAAGAATTCGCGAAGGTTTATAATGAAGCAGATAAACTTGGGAACTTTCAAGATGCTACTTTTCTTCGACACAATATGAATTCTTTTTATTCTGGAGATCCTTATATTGATAGCAGATCTTCTTATCATCAAATATGGGATAAGAAGCTGGAACTTATAAAAGTTTAAAACATATAATACTATTTATAATCATGAAAACATTATTAGAAAATTGGAATAGATTCTTAACGGAAGGAATGCAAGATACATCTGATACTTTGTTTTTTCTTAAATCTCCTTGGGGAATGAAAAGAGGAAAATTTGATCATGTTGGATTTGTTTTGAAAGATGGAAGAATGAAAGATATGTCTGGTCATAGAGGGGAAATGATTGCTCCTATTATAAGTACTTGGGAACAATTATTGACCGATGATGTATTCTGGGAAGGTTGGCCCGATAATGAAGACAAACCACAATCTCCCGATGAAGCAAAAAAAATTGGGATTTATCAAATAATGAAACTTCCAAAGGTTGTTGATGTTCCAGATGAGATTGTTTGTAGAACATCCGATAAATCAAAAGTATCGGAGAATTGTGGAAGCTTTGTTTTTAATGTTCTTCATAATGCTGGTATTAATCCAGATTTTTTGAAAGATGATAAATATATTGTTGTTGGAAAGCAATTTTAACTAATGTATTACAAGGATTACGATTATGAAAACATTACTAGAAAATTGGAATAGATTCTTATTAAGAGAAAAACTTGAACAAGGCCAAAAGATTTATTATTGGCAAGCTCAAGGTGAATGGAGAGGGGACAAACCAATTGAATATGGTGTTACTCACGTTCCCCAAGCAATACCATTACAAAAAACAATTGGTTCATCATTAAATCACAAATTAGAAGATTTACTTGAAAGAGCAAGATTAGAAGTTGACCCAAGCCTTCCAAGTCGTTTATCATGCGCTTATGTATGCGACCTTATACAAAAAGGATATTTTGAACATGAAAAATCTTTAAGATCTTATTGTAAGTGTGGAAGTGAAAAATTAATTACTTATAAGGTAATAATAAAACCTGGAGCAACAATATACAGAGCTAATTCCGCAATATTGGGACATATTATTTATGACCAAACAAATCTTAAAGATAAAATGGAAGCAGCAAGATTTTACTGGAAAGGGATTCATCCAGAAGATCCAAGTCCATCACCCGAAGTTCTTGTATCTCCTGCAAGCTCCGTTATAATAGTTGGAAAGTTGGAGGGCGGCTGTTAATATTATGAAACTCTTAATAGAAAACTGGAAGAAATATCTCCTTAACGAAATTGAAATTGTCGATAATGAAGAAGAAGAGGAATATGATTATGATGCCGAACTTCTTAAACAACAAGGAGAAACAGAAAGCAAATTCTTTGGTCCTGTATTGGAAAGGGCACAAGAGCTTGCAGTTGATGTTAGCAGATTAATGTTCAGCTTTGAGGATTATGGCGAGGGAGGTCAAATGCTTAGAAGAGCGGTTGAAAAAAAAGGAGAAAAGCTTGGATTAAATGTTAAATATCTTGGCTCTGGTTCTTCTCGCTTTACTATCTCCGTTAATGATGATTTTGTTATTAAAGTTGCAAAGGAATTGAGATCTACTGACATAATCCAAATGAATAAGGATGATTATAATCTTGGAACGAATCCTAGCTTTGGAGGAATATTTCCAAGAGTTTATAAGCATGGTCCTCAAGGGGAAAAGTATCATCCCGATTTCTTTTGGATTATAATGGAAAAAGCAACTCCCCTTGTTGATAATAAAAAAATTGCTTCATTCTTTAAAAGCTCTTTTGTTGATTCCGATAACTTGGACGAAAGTGAAGCTTATGCTTTTCTTATATTAATGTCCTCATGTATCGTTCGTGGTAGCCTTTATTATGAAGTAAAACCAAGAATTATAAAGTTATTGCAGAAAAAAAATCCAAATATGTCAACAATTGATTTTGATATGATAAACCAAGATTTCATGAGATATTCGGACAACTTTAGAAAGATTGTTAGAATCACAAAAGAATATCCAAACTTAGATGTTATGGAAGCCTTAGCAATTGGAAACTGTGGAGTTGGATATGATGGAAGATTTGTTATTATTGATTCTTCCATATTTTAGTAATAATACAAAATAATATACTATTTATTGATGAATTAATCACAATATAAAGGAGATTGATTAAATGGCTAAATTAACAGAATCATATTTAAGAGGTATGATAAAACAAGTAATGAGCGAAATGCAAGATAGATACGAAAGTGGCTATGGTATAGAAAGTGATTTTAATTATGGATTAGAAGCAGGTTATGGCGATATGGTAAAACCTGGCTTTAGAGATCTTGAAGAAATGGCTGATGAATTAGGTTTACCAGTAGGAGAAATCGAAAGTGTTGCTCTAAAATTAGGACACCAAATACAAACTCACGGTGGAAGAAGATTAATTAAACTTAAAGATGATGGTCTTTCCGAATCCCGTAAATCAAAACTTGCTCCAAAACGTAGATAATATTTAATATTCTTCGTTAAGAAAAAAATCCCTAGGAGAAATTCTGGGGATTTTTTATTGTTTATGATCTATTTAATTTAGCAAAAGGAAGTATTATTATGAGAATAACTGAATTACAATTAAGAACTGTAATAAGAGAAGAATTAACAAATTATCTAAATGAAGATAAACAAGTTCTTGAAGAAGGAAAAATACATAATTTTATTGCTGGTATTCTTGCTGCTGTCGCAATTGGTGGTGGTATAGGAGCTAAGATGAATTCTGCACCAACCTCAAGAGAAGTTGTTCAAACGTCTGTCACAGCAAGCGATACAGCAGCAACTAATGTAGAAAAAATTATTGAGCAAAATCAAATAAAATTTAACAAAGAAGATAGTTCATTTTCAATTGGTAAAGAAAATATTGGCAAACTATCTCCTAATGTTGTAAAATCAATTATGAGATTAAAAGAAATTGGCTATGTTGCTAATACTGGTGCCAACACAAATAAGTTAAGAGAGATAGAACAACTTAAACAACAAATTGAGAAAGACGAAAGTTATAAACAAGTAGCAGCTAAAATACAAAATTTGAAAGGTATTCAAACAGACCAACAAAATAAAGCTCAATCTATATTTGCAATTATTGTTGGTGCTGCTACGATTGGACTTCTATTTAATACTGTAGCTTCCATATATGCTGATGAAAAACGCAGATAATATTCTTCGTTAAAAAAATCCCTAGAAGAAATTCTGGGGATTTTTACTATTTAATAACATGAAACTATTATTAGAAAACTGGCGTAGATTCCTCAAAGAAGAGGATCAAAAAGAATATGATTATGAAGCGGAAGTAGCAAAAGAAAAAGAAGAGCTTGAACAAAAGCACTTTGGAGCTTCTGCTAATATTGGTCAAATGTTATATGATATTTATCAACAAGAAATGGTAACTCTTGAAGCACAGGGATATACATTTAAACAAATAATTGATAATCATCATAGAGAAATTTTTAATGTTATTCAAACAAAATTTAATAATATTTCATCAAACAAAGTTTCTTCAAATAGTTTAGAAAATTCTGGTAGAGGAGCATTTCGTGCTGTTTTCTCTTGTGATAAAGATTTCGTAATTAAGATTGATGCTTCTGTTGATGGTTCTGGAACGGATATGAACCGTGATGATCAAAAAGTTGGAACAAACCCAAAGTATAAAGATATTTTCCCTCGCGTGTTTAAGGTTGATCCAGAATATAAATGGATTGTTGCGGAGAAAGTAAAGCCTATTCGTCATAAGTTAACAATATGTGATGCCTTTCCAAACAGACATTTAAATAATGATCTTTCTAATACAGACAAATATGTTGAATTAATTAAAATTTGTATGATATATAAAGTAGCACAAATGAAAGGTGCTAAAAATACTATGGTAGAATGTGAAAACAAATTTTTTACTTTAAGAACTGTTTTGCATATTGGTCGTGCTGCTAAATTAGATACATTTATGGACATTATAAAAGAATTTAATAAATTGCCACTATTCTTCAAGATGGTTTCGGCAGTGTTTGAATTAGATGTTGACGTTGAAGAAATAATGACTGTAAGAAATTTAGGCACTGGAACTGATGATAGATTGGTCATTCTTGATTCCTCAATAGCTGATTCTTTGGATAAAGGTAGAGCAGCATTTTAGAATACTATTTATTATGTGTCCCTTCAAAGATTTAATGTTGGCGATGTTGTAAAGGCTTTAAACCTTAGTGAGTGTGGTTTTGTTGAAAAAATTGAAGAACATTACATAATAAGTGAAAAAAATTTTGTATTTGTTTATTACATAAGAATGTTTCACGATAATGTTATTCATATATGGTTTTATGAGGATACATTAGTTAAGATATCGTAGAGGTGCAAATGCAAAAGAACTTTGTTCGTTATAAGTCCGAAGGATTGTTTGGAGATATTATAACAATTACAATTTCAAAAGACGAAGCAATTGAAAGACAAATTAGAGCTGGTGAAATAAACAATTATATTTACAAGACCAGAGAAGAAGCACTTGAAGATTTTATGATTTGTAATTGGGCTTGGTTTTTTGAAGAAACGCCTTATTAATACTATTTAATAACATGAAAGTATTATTAGAAAACTGGAAAAAATATATTAAAGAAGAATTAAGACCAGAAGATTATGAAGATGAACCTTTTCCAGAAGAACAAAGCGAAGAAGAAAAAGCAGAAGCTTATTTAGGAAATCCAAAATCTATTGGTGAATTTATTTATACAGCTTTTCGTGAAGAACTTGAAAAGCAGCCAAATGATACCGAAGCTCAACTTTGGTCCGATAGAATTGTAAGTGATGCAAACTATAAAATTAAACAAAAATTTCCAAATGTAAAATATCTTGGTAATGGTGTATTTAGAACTGCTTACACATTAAATAAAAATTTAATTATAAAAGTTAATACTTCTTTTACAACTGATAGTGGACAAATGATGAATAAAGAAGATTTCACATTAAGTCGTGATCCTCAAACTTCACAAATGTTTCCAAGAGTTTATTCTCACGATCCAGATTTTAATTGGATTGTTATGGATTTGGTTTATCCAATTGTAACACCAAAAGAATTTTATTCATTTTTTCCTAACGATATCATAGCTCCTATCTTATCTAAAGAGCCTATGCTTTATAGATTAATTTTTCATAATTCAATTCGACTTGAAATAGCAAGAATGAAAAAGAATAAAAAATTATTTGTTGAACTTAATGATATATATAAAACAAAATTATCTGCTGGAATTAAAAACCATTTAGGTAAGAAAGTAAGTATGGATAAAATTGTTAGTGGATTTAAACCTTTATTTTTGCAAGTATGTAATGCTATTCTTAAACATAATATAAAAATAGAAGAAGTAAGAGCAAATAATACAGGGTTTACAATCGATCAAAGTGGTAATAAAAGTTTTGTTTTGCTAGATTCCTCTATTGATGCAAGTATTAAAAAAGCACTTAAACAACCAGAACCTAAAGTGGCTCCAACAAAACAAAAGAAACAAATAGTAAATGCTGCAACTACTACAATTAGAAGATGAACTACAAAATTGGAGATATGATTGAAGTAAGTTTATCTCCAAAAAAAGGTTACTCTCAAAAGGTGCCAGCAGTATTGGGTTTGATTGTTGATATTGATGATACAAAATTGAACTTTGTAAAAACTGCTTATTATATTTTATTAATCAAATCTCTTAATGAAACAAAAATATGGATTGAGTTAGATAATTACAAAGTTAAAAAATTAAACACTTGACTTTCTAATTTGACCTGCATAAGATGTATACTCTTAGGAGATAATATGTCTGTGCAGGTTGATTATTTTTCTAGTTCAAAATTTATTGTGAGAGAAGATAAAGCTGAACGTCTAAAAGAACTTGTTGAACTTCTCAAAGAAGAAGGAAATACTGGATCTGGTTATTATAGTAGCGAACATTATATAAATCTTTATGACTATGGTAATAATGCTTTCTCTCTTCATACAGGTGGGTATTGTGATGGAGGTCCAGAACTTTGGGACACTATTATAAATGGTTATAATAGTGAAGAATACGAAAGTGAAGAAGACCAAAATAGTTATTGTGGCTCTCACAATATTTATGATATAATTCAAGATATGCTACAAGAAGGATCTTGGTTCTTTGTTGACTCTACTGGATTTGAGAAAGGTAGAATTTATAATAACACTTCTTTTTATCACGCAGATGGTAGGAATGGTTCTATAAATACATGGGAACTAAAACGTAAGATCCTTCAAGAACATGGAATAGATACCAAAGAGTTATAATCTAAGCCCTCGTAGAAATACGGGGGTTTTCTATTATTAAAAACTATTTACAACATGCTTACTGCTATCGGCGACGTAATGAGAAGATGTTACGAAAAAGGTTGGATAACAACAAGAGATGGCAACATTTCATTAAGAAGAAAAAACTCAAATATATTATATGTAACTCCTTCTGGTTGGAGAAAAACAATCATTCACCCAGAACATATAGTTAAATGTAAATTAGATGAATATAAAGAATTAATAGTTCCACAAAATTCTAAGCCTTCTGGTGAATTATATATGCATTATTTAATCCAAAGAGACACGCAAATAACAAGAGCAGTTTTACATGTTCATGCTACCAATATTGTAGCTGCTATGTATGCTGGTTTAAGCTTGCCACAAATAGCTGCTGAGTTTCCAGAAATACATAGATATACAAGAGTTGGTGCTTCTGTTTCTGCTGTTCCTGCTTTATCAAAAGAACTTGCGATAGAAACAGCGGATAACTTATATGTAAAAGAAAATGGTTCTTATGAATTTGATATAGTAGGTCAAAAAAATCATGGTGTATGTGCTGTAGGTAAAGACCCTTGGGATGCTTATGAACATGTTGAAAGATTAGACCATATATGTGAAATTGTTTTAAAAGGAACATTATTGAGGTAAAAATGAATTTAACAGAACAACAAAGACACGCAATTGATTGTGTTGTAGCTATATTTGAAACAGGAAAAGTTCCATCAGCTAAATCATACTCAACTTGTTCAGTTCTCGATGATGGGGCTGGAATAAGTTATGGAAAGCACCAGTGTACGGACAAAGCAGGTTCATTAGATTTGGTTTGTAAAAAATATATTGAATTAGGTGGACAACATGCAGAGCCATTAAAACAATATATGAATTATCTTTCTACAAATCAATCTTCTAAATTTGGTTCAAGAAGAGAAAATTATCCAACTTGGCTTGTGTCTTTAATCAATCTTTTGAAATCTGCTGGTGAAGATTCAATCATGCACAAAGCTCAAGATGAAGTATTTGATGTAAACTATTGGCTTCCAGCAGTTAATCACTGTAAAAATATTGGTATTACATCAGCTTTAGGACATTTAGTAATTTATGATACTTGTATTCATTCTGGTCCTGGTAGAGTTTCTTCTTTAAGACAATTATTCCCAGAGAAATCACCAGCTAACGGTGGCGATGAAAAAGCTTGGGTTCTTGCTTTCTTAAATGCCAGAAGAAATTGGCTTGCTGCTAATTCAAATCCATTAGTTCAAAAAACAGTTTATAGAATTGATGCTATGAAAGCTATTGCTGATTCTGGTAATTGGGAATTAAAATTACCTATGACAGTAAGAAATGTTAAAATTGCCTAATTAATAGTGATATAAGGATTATAAAATGTTAACAGAAATAAAGCTTAGGCAAGTAATTCGCAAATATATTCTAAACGAAATGGGAAGATTTGATCCTATGCTAAATAAGATGTCCAATATTCGTAGAGATATACCAGGTTTTGATATACCAAGTTCTGAAAAAAGAGTAAGTCAATTTAAATCTGATCTTGGAATGACTTCTGATAAAAGTGTCAATAAAGAAGATGTTAAAGCAAATTTAAAAGTTTTAGCTGATTTATTAGGGTGGCAAGATTTTGATCCATTAATAGCAACACCAGAAGCTATTAATAACTTAATTCATTACGCTATTGAAAGAACCAGATAACCTAGATAGAGATCCCACGGAGAGGTGTTTAATGGAACGTCCTTCGTGGGATTTTATTTGGTCTTCTTTTGCTTCTACAATCGCTCAACGTTCTATGGACCCTAACTTCAAGGTGGGTGCCGTAATCGTCCCAGAAGACAATACAGGTGTCCTAGCGATTGGATATAACGGTGATCATAAAGGTGGAACAAACTGTAGGGATAGTGATGAAGCTGGTTCCTCTGGTTTTATTCACGCTGAAATAAATGCACTTATTAAGATGGATTTTAATAACCCAAAGAGAAAGAAAATGTATGTAACTCTTTCTCCTTGTAAGATGTGCGCGAAAGCAATTATTAATGCTGATATAAAAGAAGTTTATTACATACAAGAATACCGTGATGATGCAGGAATTAAATTACTACAAAATCACGGTATTAAGGTTTGTAAGATTTAACGTCTTATTTTAATTCTTATTTTATTTTCTGATATTGTTGAAGGCTTTCCTCTTCTTGGTGGAGAAATTCTTTCTTTTGTTTTTAACCAATCTTTATATTCTTCGGTATATTCACCTTCACCAGTTTCTCTATTATATGTTCCTTTAACAAATTTTGTAGGTTGAACTGTTTTGTTAAATTCTGCTTTTTGTTTTTCAAGCTCTATATCTTCTGGTCTTTCATTAACAACTCTTTGATAAATAATATCTGCCATTTCTGGTCTTTTATCTAAAAATAGCATAACTTGTTTTAATGATTGTGCTAACATATCCACATCTGCTAAGGCATCGTGCCATTTATCATTTTTTATTTTAAATGCTGCTGTTATTTTTCCAAGTGATGCCGAAAGTTTTGGTGATAAAACTTTTGTTTTAATTTTAACGGTCTTTCCAGTGTCTTTTCTAACCTTAGTTACTGTTTTGGTTGTAAAAGATTCTAAAGTTAAACTATTTAACAAGTTTTTTTCTTCTTGTGTTAATGGTTCAGATGTAAGTATTTTTTTTTCTTCTTCTGGTAATGATTCAAAAGATTCATATTTTTGTTTGAATTGTTGAATAACTGGTATTAAATAATCTCTGAATATTTGTAATGAATCAAATACATATTCATCTGGGGTTTGTATACCTTCTCTTGCAGCATTATTTTCAATATACTTAATATCAAAGTCAGCATTTTGAGCCATTAATTTTGGTTTTATTAATACTGAGTCACCGCTACAAAATTGTACAAATTGTTCTAGTGCATCTTTTAACTCAAGATACTCGTTTGGATCTAAATTCCTTAAACCTTGTGGATTTAATTTATCTGGTGGTGCATACTCGGTCATTTTTAAATTATCTAATATACTTCTAAAAGTATAAGATTCAGAATGTTCTTGTGGTGTATATGATTTTGGATCATATTGCTGTCCAGATTCTTCAGCTTCTTGTCTATTTATTGCTTCAATATCTTCAAATTCTTCTTGTCTTTTTGGTTCTTCTTCCTGCCATTTTTTTAATCTTTTTTCTTTTTGTGGCTCAGAGTGCCAAAACTGTTCGTTTTCTAGTTCATTCTCTATTTGTCTAATAGTTTCTTCTTTTAGTTTAACTTTTTTGTTAAATACATCAACAATTTCTATTTCTGTATCTTCTTGAAAACCATGTGGATTTACTTTTATTGCGGCTATTTGTGTTATTTGACTATAACGCTTTTGTGGGTCAAGACCAGTAGTTTCAGTATCTAAAAAAATATAAAGTTTATTTGCTTGTGCTTCTTCTGCTACTTCTTGTCTTAATTTTTCAAAGGTTTCTGGGTATTGGTGTGGTTTTGTTCCTTTTTCATTTAGTAAAGATTTAAACCCTCTCCAGTTTTCCATAATCAAATCAAATTTTTTCATTTATAGATCCTCTTTTTATTGTTAATTAGTATTCAAAACTAATTAATAACATGAACACATCAAAATGGTATAGATTTCTTCGTGAACAACAAGAAGAAGAAGAATTAACTATAAAAGTCAAAGATACTGATGAAGTAGCTGGTGATGATACTGCTGATAATCAAATCTCAAAAGAATTAGATATTGATCCAATCGTAACAGATGAAATTTCAGTATTTCAAATTATAGTAAAAGCAGAATTCCGCAAATCTACAAACGTTCTTCTTACACAATTCAAAGATATTATTAGAGGTATTATTTCAGTTACTACCGTAGGAACTGAGGATTTACCAGATCCTTCTATGTTATACGATAGAAGAAATCTTAATATTAAATTTGAGTTGGAGCGTGGTGAAAATATCGATGAATATATGAGAGCAGTTCTTGTTCCTCAATTAAGAAAAATTAGAGGCATGAGAATTCTACACTATGGAAAAGTTGAAAAAGTAAGATAGTTGACAGTTTAGTTCCATGTGTATATATTGTTTTGGGTATCTTATATGTCCGAAACAAAAACAAAATTAAAAATTCCTGCTGATAGATTAGCTGCTGCGGCGACTATCGATGCCTTATTAAAGAGCCAAAAGAAAATAAAAGAATTATATGCTTATGAAATGATTATGGGCGAAGGATACGGTCACTATTATAGCCCAGATGAAAAAACATTTGTAAAGATAAGAAAAGGAAGATTAATTACACGTTTGTCGGAAGACACGGACAAGAAAGGAAGATATCTTATCTACGCGGAGAACCAAAGAGTATTGGTCCCGAAAGAAGAAATAATAGACATAGGATATTACTAATGAAAAAAGAACGTTGGTTTTCTGGTGATCATAAAGAAACTACACTAGATCAAATATTTATTGATATTAGAAATCACTCTAAAAATAAAGGCAAGATTTATATTGGATCTGATTCATATGTTCAAAAACAAAATTGTGTATTTTGTTGTGCAATAGTTCTTCATGGAGCAGAGGGACAAAGTGGTGGAAAATATTACTATCACAGGTTTCTAACTCATAAGAATAGTTTTCCTTCCATGACAGCAAGAATTACACATGAAGTTCAAAAGTCAATTGAAATTGGAATGGAAGTTGGTCAAGAATGTCCAAATGTTAAAGTAGAACTTCATTTAGATATTAATAATGATAAAAGAATGTCTAGCCAGAAAATGGCAGAATCTATGACAGGATGGGTTAAAGCGGTTGGGTTTGATTGTAAAATAAAACCAGAATCTTGGGCTTCTTCAAAGATAGCTGATATACACACTAAATAAGATTGTCCCCTTAACTATTTAATGTAGTTAAGGGGTTTTTCTTGTTTGAAAAAGACAACATTTTTGGTGGTTCGTTAGTTAGCAAATTTAGTATCGGTGATATTGTTTCTTGGCCTGCTATTGAGCATTATTATGATGGTGATTTGGACCAAGTAAAAAAGCTTGGAATTTTGTCTGAACTTAAAAAAGTTATAAGATCTGAAAGACCTGTAATGATTGCTAGAGTTTTAGAACTTGAAACAGGAAAAGAAAAAGAAATTTTGCTTGTATCTATATCATTAGTATCGAAAGCAAAAGAAAATAGAGTTTAGAGGACTATTTAATATTATGAAATTTGTGTTAAATAAACAAACTGGTTTTTTTGTTTTACGAGAAGATTTAACTTCTGGTATTAAAGCTGCTGCTAGAGATTTAGTAGATCTAGAAAATAAAAAATTAAAAACTCTTGAAGATGTTACGAGAGAATCGGAAAGAGAATATAACAACGCAAAAAAAACTAAAGAGCAAAAGAAAACTGAATATGAACAAGCTTATGCTTTTTTGCAAAGTTTTAAAGAAGAATTAACAAGTTTTTATTTTCAAGGAAATAAAATATTTTATAATAAATATGACAAGACAAAAGAGGTTGCATTATTTATTGAAGATCAAAAAAATGCCAAACCAACAACCGAACAAGTTAATAACTATTTAGAAGAATTACAAAAGCATTTAGATAACGATAGATTAAAAAATAACCTTGAAAATATAAAAAAAGCCTTATATAAATGTGCCGATTATTCTCCAAATGATGAACAAATTGATGAAAAAGAATTAGATGAAGCAATAAAGAATGTTCAAACGATGATTAGTGCTGGTGCTTTGATACCAATAGTTCTTGGACAACCAGAAATAGCTCCGTTTGTACTTTTTTTGTATAAAGCTTTGTGTGTTGAACCACCAGCAAAATTTGAACGAGTTGTTCCTATATATGGAGAGACAGTAGATCAAATATTAAATCTATTAAAGATTTTTCTTTCAGTAGATGGAATTAAAAGATTGATAATAAATTCTTTACCAGGTGTTGGTACGTATAATATGGTTAAATCTCTTTATATTGTTATAAAATACAGAGATCAATTGCCAGCTTGTAAAAAATCTACAGAAATTAATTCTGAAGAACCCACGCAACAAAAAGAGCAACCACAACAAACAAAAAATAATTCAAACGATAAAGATTTAACAGATTATAAAAATCGCGAAGATTTTAATATTGCTGGTGATAGAAAAGCTAAAGCTGATTTAGAAAGATCTCTTTCTACAAGAAATAGAAGAATTGATCAAGCTAGAATAAATACTAGAAGAAATAAAGTTAATGAATCTAAAATATTAAAAGAATATAGAGAAGAAATCAATAATCTCCTTATTCCTCATATGCAAAAGCAACTTGGTTTTAATCATCCTCCAACAATTAATTTTGCGGAAGACCCAGAAAATGCACAAGATATGTTTGGAAAAACAGCATATTATAATCCAAGCACAAGCGAAATAACGGTTTATATAACCAATAGACACCCAAAAGATATCATGCGTTCTGTAGCACATGAAATAGTACATCACGCACAGAACCAAAGAGGAGAGTTTGAGAACTCATTTAATCTTGGTGAAGAAGGTTACGCACAAAACAATTCCCATTTAAGAAGTATGGAAGAAGAAGCTTATTTAAGCGGAAATATGATATTTAGAGATTGGGAAGATAATTTTAAAAAACAAAGGAACCAAAATAAAATGATTAATGAATCAAGTTTAAGAGCAAAGATACGCTCGTTAATTAAAGAAGAAATGTATAATCACATAGAAAATGAACCAGCTAATAAACATGATGCTGGATGTGGATGTAAGGAATGTGATAAGAAAAAAAGATTCTTAGATGATCATGGTGTTAAAAACATAGCTGAATCTGTTGAAAAAGAAATCATGCCACTTAAAGAATGGCGTAACATGGAATTAAATTCTTTGCTTCTCAATAGATTTGGTATTGTCTCTCCACAAGTATTAGGAGAGAAAACCATGACACCAAAAGAAAAAGAATTAGCAGCTAAATATCCACCAGAAGATAAAATTACTAGAGGCGATGTTATAACAGCAGCTAAAGAAAAAGGTGGTAAATCAGCTAAAAAACCAGCTAAGAAAGGTAAAGTCCCACCACAATTCTTAAAGGGAAAGCAAGATGAAAGCAAGTAAATTTTTAAGATTAAAAGCTAAATTTCAAGAAGCTTCAAATATTATAACAGAAGCTGTAAAAGAAGTTTCAGTAGTTGTAGAGACAGCAGTTAAAGAAGTAATAGAAGCAGAAAAAGCAACAGAAGTAGCAGTAGAACAAATCAAAGAAGCTGTTGAAGAAGTAAAGCCTATTATAGAAGCTGTTGTAGATGAAGTCAAGTCAACAACCAAAAAGAAAGTAGTAAAAGATGCCTAGTAATTTATTAGATAATATTTCTTGGAACTTTATTAAAGAAAGCGCAAAACCAAGCGTTAGATCTTATATTCTTTCAGTAGAAGAGAAGTTAAATTCTCTTATTAAGCCTTCCATTAGTGATTCGGATAGAGATAGAATTGCTATTGCTTTAAGAGATTTGAAAGAAGTGAAGAAACATGTTAATAGATTAGAAGAAGAATTAGAACAACAAAAGAACGATCATAAGGATCTTAAGTTTAGATATGAGAAGTTAAAATCTAAAGCAAAAGCATCTAAGGAAGAATAACATGGGTCTAAGCAGCATACCACACGTTTATGATGATAAAGAATTAAACTATGAAGAAGTAGTAGAAATACTTACAAAAGCTGCTAATGGTAGAATTCAAGGAACTGAGAAAACAGATGGTCTTAATTTGTTTCTTGGTTATAAAGATGGTCAACCAAAAGCAGCAAGAAACTTTACTGAAATAAGCCAAGGTGGTTTAGATGCTGAAGCTTTTGCTGATAGAGAATTTCAAGCTGATGATCACATAAAAGAAATATTTAGAGCAGCTTTTAATGCTTTCTCTAATGTTATAAAACACTTAAATCAAGAACAAATTAATATTTTGTTTGGAACTAATGGAAATACATTTTTAAATTGTGAGATTATCTCTGGTAAAACAAATGTTATTACATATGATACACAAGTTATATTAATTCATCGTTCTGGTCACAAAGAATTTAATACTGCAACTGGAAAAGTAGAGTCAGTTAGAGCAGATAGACAAAAAGCAATTTCTATTATGATAGATAACTTTAATGAAGTTATGCAGCAAATGTTAAATGGAACAGAATTTAAAGTTCAGCAAGATAGATTAGAAAGGCTACCAGCATTAGAAGATCAATCAACATTAGCAAATACAATTCAAAAATTAAAACAAGCTGGTTTTAAAGAAGGTATGACTATTAGTGATTACCTCTTACAAAAGTCACTTGCATATGTTAAAGAGAAGCTACCATCCTTAAATAATGAAATAACAATAGAAGTAGCAAAGAAGATAGTTGGAGTAAAAGGAGCAGATAGTATTACTGTTCTTAAAAGTTATGTTAATCAAAATCCTAAGTTTGTTGAAGAATTACAGAATTTAGTAAAGAGAAAAGAAGAAATAGTTGATGAAATTAATTTTCCTATTGAAGATGCTATACATGATTTTACGGTAGAAATATTAAGTAAGTTAAATTCACAATTCGTTCAAGATAAAGAAAAATCAACAGAAGTAATAAAACAAGAATTAGCAAAGAAAGTAAAAGAATTACAAAACTATAATGGACCAGATAAAGAAAAGGTACATAATAAATTAAAGAAACAATTATTAAAGTTAAAGCATATAGATAAAATATCAAGTCCAACTGAAGGATTTGTATTTAACTATAATAATAAAATGTATAAATTTACTGGTAATTTTGCTCCAGTAAATCAAATAAGAAATATGAAGATAAACCAAGAAACAGATACCTCTGGTGCTTCAAGTATGAATTTTAATTTGAAAGAAAACAAAGCAGGTATAGCTTTATTTCCAGGTTCTTTTAGACCTCCACACAAAGGTCATTTAGAATTAATTAAAAAAGCATTACCAAAATATTCAAAAGTAGTTGTTTTAATCTCTCAACCAGAAAAACATACAAGATCTGATATCACAGCAGAGCAATCAAAACAAATTTTTGATCAATATACAAAAGGTCTTCCAGTTGAAACAAGAATGTGCAACAATAGTTCACCTTATGTTGAAGCAGCAGATATGATTAAGAAGGGAGAAGGAAACGTAGTGTTAACCTCCGATAAAGAACCAACAAAATTTGATAAGTTTAATTTTCCAAAAGAAGTTGTTCATGCTGACTACAATATAAGTGCTGGTCAAATGAGAAATATATTAAGTTCCGACAAATCAAGAGAAGAGAAGAAAGCAGAATTATTAGGATATATTCCAGAAGAAACTAATGTAGAAGAAGTATTTAATATTCTTATGAGTGATCAACAACCAATTTCAATACAAGAAATCTTTTCAATATTAGATAACATGCCTTTAAAAGAAAATGTATCTACAAATAACTTGAAAATGGAAGACATATTTGGTATATTAGATGAAATGTCTGGTGTTAGTGCTACTGAAGGAGCACCTATGCTTACATCAAAACCACAAAGAAAAAAGAAAAAAACAAGAACTTATACACTTGAAGAGATAATTAATATGTCAAACAATTATCTAAAGGAATCTAAAAATGATTAACGAGAAAGAAGCAGTAAGATTGTATATTAGAAAAGCAATACAATTATATAAAGAAAATAAAAGACAACAAGAAGTTTTAGAAGAAACAAAATTAAGACAACTTGTTCGTGGTCTTATTCTTAAAGAAGTAGCAGAAGATCAACCAAAACATGCTTCTACTGGTATTAACGTTCTTGAAGATTTATTAAAAAAGATTGTTCCTGTGCTTCAAGCAGATTTTAAAATGCTTACAACATCAGCAGGACAAAGAAGCTCATTTAGAGCACACTTAGTTAATGCTATTCAAAATTCACTTTCACCAGAACTTATGTATGTTCTCTCCGATAAAGAGAAAGAACAACTTAAAGAAGCAGCAACAATTAAGGTAGAAGATCCAGATATGGAGAAGTTTATTGATATTGAAGATAATGAAGAACCAGAGGAAGAAGAAATTTCACCAGAAGAAGAGTTCTCAAAAGGTCTTGAAGATCAAAATCTAGATTCAACTGGTAGAAATATGGCTATGGCTACATTCAAAAAAATTGAAAAAGGTATTCTTGATGCTTATGAACTTCTTGACGACGCAAAAGATAGAGAGTTGTTCTACGATTATCTTATTACAAATATGAAATTGTACTTTGATAAATTTGAAGAAGAAATGACACCATCTGGTATTACTGAACCAACCACACCAGAATACGAAGCAGAGAAAGATCGTAAGCAAGCAGAAGATACAGGAACAGCACAAACTCCAGAAGGTCTTTGATGCACTGGAAGAGGAAGAGTAAACTAAATTTAAATGGTGTTTACTCTAAACATTCTCTATTAAAAAAACTAAAAGAAGAAGGTAAGTCGTCCGATGAATTTGAATTCTATATTGGACGACTTACCCTTGAGGAGTTAATAGCACTAAAGCTTGAAGTTTCAGCAAGAATGTTGGGCGGAAAGCTTTATGGTTTTAATATTTGGTCAGCTATGCCTAAAATTGCTAAAGATGCCGCTTTAATGTTTGCTATTTCTTCATCAAATACAATCGAAGAAGCAGCAACAATTTTAAATATGAATACTCTTCGATATTTAAGCATTTTAGACATTTACAAAACTGATAAATATTTTGGTATTGTTAAAAGAAACTTGACGACCAAACAAGAGTAGATTATATTTTATTCATCGTTGGAGGTCGCATGGCTAATCAATTAGATAAAACCAAGTATAAAAACAAAATTGCTGATGTTGAAACAGAAGCACAACTTGAAGATCTCGCTTATCTTCAAGAAAAGAAAAAGCGACTTAATAGAAAAGAACTTTACATGAAGGAAGGTGAAAATGAGCCACAAGGCAGCACATAGTCACGGTAGACGTAGACGTAAATTGGGTTCAAAGAAACGTAGAGCAAAGCGTCTTCGTAAGTAACACTCATGTTGCATCTATTTATTATATGGAGGCAACATGATGATTTTTGAAATTGAATTACTTAGAGTAGGAAACAAAATATTATATAATGCCTATAAAAAAGATAGGCTTGGTGTAGAATATGCTTGTGCTGCTGATTTACATAATGAAGAAGCAGCAGTAAACATAATAAGAAATAAATGGAAGCATAATGGTCCTATAAGAGTAATTGGACCAGATAACGAAATTAAAACAATAGGTGGTTTATAATGAGTGATGCTTATTCAACTGTTTGTGTGTCTGGTGGGTTTGATCCAATTCATAAGGGTCATGTTCGTATGATACGAGAAGCAGCACAATTTGGTGATGTTATAATAATTGCTAATTCGGACGAATGGATACTTAGAAAGAAAGGTAAATTTTTTATGACTTGGGAAGAAAGAGCAGAAATTTTAGAATCAATTAAAGGTGTAATTAAAGTAGTAAAAGCAAAAGATGATGATGGAACAGTTTGTGAAAGTTTAAAAGATATTAAACCAACTTATTTTGCTAATGGTGGAGATCGTAAAGATTATAATACACCAGAAGGCGAAGTTTGTAAAGAACTAGGAATTACCTTGCTTTGGGGAGTTGGTGGAGATAAAATACAATCTTCTTCTTGGTTACTTGCCGAAGCAGCAAAGGATGTTAATGTATTGGCTGATAGACAAACTATTTGAGTTGTTCATGACGATCATATTAGATGATAGATATTTTTATGGTTTTATATCTATTTATACAGTCCTATTAACAGGATTAATTATATTATATTTCAATAAAATGGAGAAATAAAATGCTTAGTGTTATTATGCTTTTCCTTTTCGGTTGTACCGGAAAGAGTGACGACAGTTCCGATACTGCCGCTTGATTAATTAAATAAAAAAGGAAGTAAATAAAATGATTTCAGTATTATTCGCAGCCCTCGTAGCTTGCTCACCAGCAGAAAAACCAGTAGAGGCACCTGTAGCCGCTCCAGAAACACCAGTTGTTGTCGAGGCTACTCCAGCAGTTCCAGCTACTAGCGAAGCCACAGAGGTTAAGCCAGAAGCCGCTACAACTACTCCTGCTACCACTCCAGCACCAGCAGTTACTACTGGCAACTAAAAGTTAAACGCATTAAGCTATCTTCATCGCTAAGGTTCCCATCCTTACAATCCGTGAAAGTCGGATCGAGAAGATAGCTTTTTTATTTGGAGTAAATAAATGCGTAAGACCCGCCGTGATCGTTATAACGAAAAGATTGCTAACGGAGAAGTAAAACACTATCCATTTTCTCTTTGTGCTGTAAACTTTCAGTGTGATGAAAACCTTGCTTATCTTGTAAGAACAGCGGCTTGTTTTGGTCTACGCGATGTTCATGTTATTGGATCAATTCCAAATTATGAAGATATGCGCCGAAAGTCGGGAACTCTTCATGATTATGTAAATATTCATCAGTATTCTACACCATCACAATTTATGGAATATGCCCGTAGAACAAAAATGTGTGTTATTAGTGTAGAACTTACTGATGGAGCAATCAATCTCCATGATCTAGATATTCCTAACATAGTAAAAGAAAATAATAATATTTGTTTTGTTGTTGGAAATGAAACAAGTGGAGTCCCAGCAGAAATTCTACATACAACAGATAGTGTTTATATTCCTATGCCGGGAGCAGGTTTCTGCCTAAATACTAGTCAAGCAGCTAATATTGTTATTTACGAAGCAGTTAAGCAGATGGAGGAGCAAAACCAATAACTTGACCTCTGGATAAAAAGACACTATTTACTAACTGACTAAGGAGGTCACAAAATGTTATTATACTTACTTCTTGCCTGTAGAGAACCAGAGCCAATTAATACAGAAGTTTGTGAAGAAGAAATCTCAGTAACAGATATGGCAAAAGGCCTAACTGATGAACAAAAGGAAGTTTCTTACATTATTGAGGAACAATTTGGTGAAATGAATATTCCACCAAATATTACCGCAGCAGCAATAGTAAATGCTATAGCAGAAAGTAGGTTAAACGCAGATGCTATTGGAGACGGTGGTAAAGCAGTAGGAGCTTTTCAATTACATAAAAGCGGTCTTGGAAAAAATCTGTCAACAACAGAAAGAACAAATGTTTATACAAGCGCAAATATTATAGGTATTCAAATTCTTAAAAATAATACTTTATATGATTTAGAAAATAATAATGCGCTTATTCCTGTAATGACAGAAGTAATTACAGAAGATATTATGCGACCAGATAAGGTAAAAGAGCAAAAAGAGAAGCGAAGCCAATTAGCCAAGCAAGTATTCCCAACAAGAATATGGTAAAATAGACCTCCAAGGATTAAAACCCTTGGAGGTTTTTAATTTGACAACTTATAAAAAGGGTCTTATACTATTTATATTAGTTTAACAGGAATTAAATGGCTAAAAAAACTTACGTTCTAGATACAAGTGCTTTGATTACAGATACAGAATGTGTAAATTCATATGGTAATAATGATATTCTTATTCCAATTAAAGTATTGGAAGAATTAGATAAGCATAAAAAGCGTCAAGATTTGGTAGGAGCAAGTGCTAGAACTGTTATTAGATTTCTAGATTCTCTCCGCTCAAAAGGTTCCTTATACGAAGGCGTTAGATTAGGAAAAGGAAAAGGTATCCTTAAAGTTAAAGGATATAATCCAAATATGGAGTTTCCACCAGAGCTTGACTTGGACGTTCCAGATCATCAAATTTTGGCAGTAGCCCTAAGTGAAAAAACAGATAGTAGAAAAGTTATTGTTGTATCAAACGACATTAACATGAGAGTTGTTTGTGATTCAATTGGTATGGAGTCCGAAGATTGTAGCCCAGAAAAAGTAGTTGAATCAAGTTCTAGCTTGTTTCATGGATTTACAGATATCTTGGTAGATGATGAATTTATTGATAGATTTTATACAAACGAAAGAATGGAATTACCAGAACAAAAACAGAAGTTATTTCCAAATCAATATCTAATGCTTATTTCTTCGTATGATAACAAGAAAACAGCCTTAGCAAAATATATTGGACCAAATCAACCATTAGCTAAATTGGCTAACCTTGGTAAAAAAGGTGTATTCAATATTAAACCAAGAAATAAAGAACAAAACTTTGCTCTTGACTTGTTAATGAATCCAGATATTCCACTTGTTTCAATCGTAGGTAAAGCTGGTTGTGGTAAAACCATGCTTGCTATTGCTGCTGGATTAGAACAAACAATTGGAGTAGATAGTAAATATTCTCGTTTGATTGTTTCTCGTCCTGTTCAGCCTATGGGTAAGGATATTGGTTTCCTTCCCGGTACATTAGAAGAGAAAATGTCTCCTTGGCTTCGTCCAATTCAAGACAACTTACAATTTTTAATGGGTAACGATAAAATTACTCTTGAAATGTATATGCAGAAAGGTGTTATTGAAGTCGAAGCAATTACATATATTCGTGGACGCTCAATATCCAACGCCTATATCATTATAGACGAGGCACAGAACTTATCCATGCATGAGATCAAAACTATCATTACTCGCGTTGGAGAGAATTCTAAGGTCATTCTAACGGGTGATATCGAACAGATTGATAACGTATATGTAGATGAAACCACAAACGGTCTTACATATGTAGCAGAAAAATTTAAACCATACGATCTTGCTGGTCACATAACTCTAATGACGGGCGAACGTTCAAAAGTAGCGACTTTGGCTTCTCGCATTCTCTAATGTAAAAAAAAATTATTTTCTACCTTTAATAATAAAATAAACAACTATTTATTATTAAAGGAGTAAATAAAATGATTATTGAAATAATAGAAACTGAATTAGCAAAAGATAAAAAATGTATAATAAAATGTGATATTTGCGGAGATACTAAAATAGTTAAATTTTGGGGTCCATGCTATAAAGAAATACATAAATGTAGAAAATGTGCTGCATCCGAAAGTGGTAAGGGAAGGACTTATTCACTTGAAACAAGAGAAAAGATTAGTAAATCAAATATAATTACAAAAGGAAATAAATCTGAAAGAAGACAAGGAAATGGATATAAAGGTAAGCTATTACCAGTTGGTATCGAACATCCAAGAATAAAATCATATAAGGGTGGAAGATACATAATGGAACATATTCTTGTTATAGAAGAAAAAATTGGAAGATTTATAAAAGAAGATGCTATAATTCACCATATTGATGGGAACAAACTAAATAATAATATAGATAATTTATTTTTAATAGAAGAAGAAAACAGCAAAACAATACATATGCAAATACATAATGAATTAGAAAAATTAGCTTTTGAATTAGTAAAAAATAAATTAATTTTATTTGAAAATGGACATTATTTATTTGATGAAAAAATAAAAACTTTAATAAGAGGATAAAATGGAAGAGAATACACAAGTAGTAACTGATAACCCTATGAAAGAATGGTTAGTTGATTATGTAGGGCAAAAAATGAGGCCAGAAAATGGTGAAGTAACAGTAGAATTGATTGTAGAAGCTATGGCTAATGAATTCCCAGATTTCTTGATTACTGTAGCAAAAGAAAATTGGCTTAGAGGATATCAACAAGCTCTACATGATGTTGATTATGGTGAATTGAGTAAAAATGAAGAACCAACCCAACCTTCTTGAGTATATGAAAAAATCTTCTACTAATTCTAAGAAAAGTCATAAAGAAAGGGTATTCCTTGATGGAATTCATGTTCTTATAAAAGATCAATTTACAACAGATATTGATCTTGATAAAGTTCTTAACAAGATTAAGTCAACAATACCCCACTTTCTTTTTCAAAATGTAGAAGCAATTTATATAGGTCAATTTAAAGAGCTTAAAGAAAGGGAACTTAATGCAGCTTATATGGATGGTGCTTTATATTTAACTAACGAACAAAAAAGTGAAGTAAATATGTTGGAAGACATAGTACACGAAATAGCTCACTCAATTGAAGAATTAGCAAATTTTGATATGTATACCGATAATAAACTTAATAGAGAATTTGCTATAAAAAGAGCAAAGCTTAAACAAATATTAAAAGATAATAAATTTGATACTAGTAAATATGATTTTCTAAGTATAGAATACAATAAAAAATTTGATATGTATTTGTATGAGGAGGTAGGATATCCAATTCTTAATACTTTAACTGTTGGGCTATTTTGTTCTCCATATGGAGCAACATCTATTAGAGAGTATTTTGCTAATGGATTTGAGTTCTTCTTCCTAAAGGATAGAGAAACAGTAAAACAGATATCTCCTCAATTATATAGAAAACTTGTAGAAATAGAAAAAGGTTTATTTTTTGATAACATAGATGAAGTAACTGAAGATATACCCTATTGACCTATGCTCTAGTAGTTGTTATGATAGTGGCATAGAAAAAAGGAAGTATCTTGTCACATATTTCATTCTCCGAACTTAAAGTTTGGAATGAGTGCCCACATAAGCACAAACTTCAGTATATTGATAAAAACAAAGTATTTACTTCAACACAATATACCTGTTTTGGTATTGCTATCCATGAAACTTGTGAGAAATCACTACTTAAAGAAATCAAGGAGGAGCAACACAGTGAATACTTTGAAGCAAAATTCAAGGAAGAACTCAAGATCCTTGATGGTCAAGTTAAAATTGACCAAGTTCTTATTAATGATATGGTGGAGCAGGGTAAAGCAATCCTCTCAGAGCTTTACAAGAGCCTTAATAGTTATATGGAAGGCTACGAAGTAGTAGCTACTGAACAACCTCTTTTTGAGCGTATCCAAAACCTTGACTTTGAGTATGACTTCAAGGGTTTTATCGATCTTATCCTTAAAACACCAGATGGTAAATATCACATTATTGATTGGAAGACCTGTTCATGGGGTTGGGGCACCGATAAACGTTCAGATCCTATGATCAACTATCAACTTACATATTATAAGATGTTTTATGCTCAAAAATTCAATATTGATCCTAAAATGATTGAAACTCACTTTGCTCTTTTGAAGCGAACAGCTAAAAAAGACCGTGTTGAGTTTTTCCGTGTAACGAGTGGAACAAAAAAGACAGAAAACGCAAATTTACTATTGACAAAGGGAATTAAGGCGATTAAAAGTAATAAGTATATTAAAAATCGTCTATCTTGTAGTGGATGCGAGTTTTATAAAACAGATTTATGCAAGTGAGTAATAAATGGATAAAAAAATAAAGATTTTAACACTATCAGATCACCCTTTTTCACCATCTGGGGTAGGAACACAAACCAAGTATATTATTGAGGGATTGTTGAATACAGGAAAGTATCAATTTATCTCTCTTGGTGGTGCGGTTAAACATCAAGATTACAGACCACAGAAGACAGAACAGTGGGGAGACAATTGGATTGTGTTTCCTGTTGATGGATACGGTAATAAGGATATGATCCGCTCAATTATGAGGACAGAAAGACCAGATGTTATTTGGTTTATGACTGATCCTCGTTTTTGGGGTTGGTTATGGGAAATGGAGAACGAAATTAGACCAAACATACCTTTGGTTTATTACCATGTTTGGGATAACTACCCATATCCAACCTTTAATCGTAAGTTTTACCTATCAAACGATCATATTGCTACTATTTCCAAGCTTACAGATGATATCGTAGCTACCGTAGCACCAGAAGTAGCAAGAACTTATGTACCACACGCTGTTGATACTAATATCTTTAAGAGGTTACCAGCAGAAGAGATCATTAAATTTAAGAAAGAGAACTTAAAGATTGAAGATGATAGATTAATCTTCTTTTGGAACAATAGAAACGCTAGACGTAAACAATCTGGTTCGCTTATATGGTGGTTTGCTCAATTCTTAAAGAAAACAGGAACAAAAGCAACTCTTATCATGCATACAGACCCAAGAGACGTTCATGGTCAAGATCTACATGCTATTATGAAGGAATTAGGACTTGTAAATAGAGAAGTTCTTATCTCCGAACAAAAAGTTCCACCACAAAACCTAGCTTATTTCTATAATGCTGCTGATGCTACTATCAATATCTCCGATGCAGAGGGATTTGGTCTTGCTACGCTTGAATCACTTGCTTGTGAAACACCAATTATAGTGACTAAGACAGGTGGACTTCAAGATCAAATAAGAAATGGTAATCAATTGTTTGGTATCGAGATTATTCCAGCCTCACAAGCTGTAATTGGTTCACAAGAAGTTCCATTTATCTATGAAGATAGAATTAGCCAAGAACAAATGGTTGGTGCTCTTCAAACATTTACAGAAATTCCAAAAGAAACAAGAAAACTAATTGGACAAGCAGGTAGACAACACGTTATAGATAATTTCAACTTTACAGATTTTATTAATCGTTGGGATACTATCTTAACTGACACTTATAACAAAGGTGTTTGGCCTAATAAATCTTACAAAGGTTGGGAGTTTAAAGAAATCGCATGAAAAAGAAATTATTAGTTACAGGACCAGCTTTAACTGCTTCTGGTTATGGTGAGCAATCCAGATTTGCCCTTAGAGCCCTTCGTTCAAGAGAAGATCTATTCGATATCTACCTTACTCCTACTTCTTGGGGACAGTGTGGATGGATACACGAAGATAATGAAGAACGTGCTTGGATTGATAGTTTAATCATGAAAACAGTTCAATATACGCAAGCTTCTAACAATCAACCACAATATGATATATCACTTCAAATCTCCATTCCAAATGAGTGGAAGAAAATGGCTCCAATTAATATTGGCTACACAGCAGGAATTGAAACAAATAAGATTTCTCCTGCTTGGGTTCAACCTTCAAACGAAATGGACAAGATTATCGTTGTTTCAAGTTTTGCTAAAAAAGGTTTTGATAACGGAGTTTTTACAGCAGTTAATCAACAAACTGGTAAACAGATACAGGGATACAAAGTTAATACTCCAATTGAAGTAGTTAATTATGCTTCAAGAAAGATTGATGGTATAGAACTTGATTTAAACCTTACAACAGATTTCAATTTTCTTGTAGTTGCTCAAGCAGGACCAAGAAAGAATTTAGCAAATACTATCAAATGGTTTGTTGAAGAGTTCAAGAATGATAATGTAGGTTTGATTTGTAAAACCCATCTTGGTGGTTCTTCTCAAATTGATCGAGAAGCAATAACGAATAATCTAAAACAAATCTTAGAACAACACAAAGATAGAAAATGTAAAGTTTATCTTCTTCATGGTGATATGAGCGAAGGAGAAATGACTTCTCTTTATACCCATCCAAAAGTTAAAGCATTAGTATCTCTATCTCATGGTGAAGGCTTTGGTTTGCCCTTATTTGAAGCAGCAGGATTAGGACTTCCAGTAATTACAACTGAATGGTCTGGTCATACAGATTTTATGTATTGCCCTAACAAAGAAGGAAAAGTAAAACCACATTTTGCAAGAGTAGATTTCACACTTGGTCCTGTCCAACCAGAAGCGATATGGGGAGGAGTAATAGAGAAAGATACTATGTGGTCGTTCCCTGTTGGAAACTCTGCTAAAAGCGAAATGAGAGGGGTTTACAAGGATTGGAATAGATACCGTGGACAAGCAAAACGTCTTGCCCTTCATATCGAGAAAGAGTTTGCAGCAGAGAAGATTTATGAAGGATTTGTTGAATATGTTTATGGCAAAAGAATAGAAAAGTTTGATATGAATAAACTTCCAAAAATTTCACTTGTAACTTCTATATTTAAAGCTGATGAATATATTGAACAATTTATGGACGATATTACTAGACAAACAATTTTTAAAGATAAATGTGAATGGATTATAATAAATCCAAATTCTCCCGGCAACGAAGAAGAAGTTATAAAACGTTATATAGAAAAATATCCAGATAATATTATTTATAAAAGATTAGATTACGATCCCGGTATATATGATACATGGAACATGGGTATTCAAATGGCAAATGGGGAATACATAACTAATGCTAACGCAGATGATAGAAAAGCAATAAATTCAGTTGAAGAACACGCAAAAGCCTTATACCAAAATCCAGAAACTGATCTTGTTTATGCAGATAGCTATATAGCAAAAGAATCCAATAAACGTTGGGAAGATATTAGATCAGATTGGCAAAAATATAATTTTGAACAATTTTCATTAGAAGCTATGCTTAGAGGTAATCCACCACACAATAATCCTATGTGGAGAAAATCAGTACATGATAAAAATGGTTACTTTGATCAAAAATATAAATCAGCAGGGGATTGGGATTTTTGGTTAAGGTGTGCATTTAATGATTCAAAATTTATGAAGATAAATGATACTCTAGGTGTATATTATTTTAATCCAGTTGGAATGAGTACAAATCCAGAACATGATAGCTGGAAGAAACAACATGAAAAAGAAATATTTATGAAATATTTAGAAATATATCAAGAGAGAATGAATAAATGAAATTAATAACTTACGCACTTTGGGGTAACAACCCAAAATATAACGTAGGGGCTATTAAAAACGCAGAGTCAGCCTTGGAGTTATATCCCGGCTGGCTTTGCCGTTTTTATTGTGCTAAAGACGTACCTACACAAACTATTGAAAAGTTATCGTTATTTAACAATACACAAATAATACAAACTGATGAAACTTCTAATTGGAAATATTCAGTAAATAGATTTTTACCTATGTCAGAAGATGGTATAGAAAGAATGATATCAAGGGACACAGATTCTAGAATAACAAAAAGAGAAGTTGATGCAGTAAATGCTTGGATCTTAAGCGAAAAAAGTGCTCATGTAATGAGAGATCATCCATATCATGGTGGATTTCCTGTTTTGGCTGGTATGTTTGGGATAAAAAATGGTGTAATAAAAAATGTAAAAGCATTATTACACCTCGCACAACAAGTTCCAGAACAATATCATTATGATCAAATTTTTTTACAAAACTTTATTTGGCCTTATATTGAAAATAATGTTATTATTCATGATGAGTTTTTTACAAATAATCCTTTCCCTTCAAGAAGAATTGGAACAACATATGTTGGACAACCATTTAACGAAGACGATACCCCATGCTACCCAGAGCATTCTAATATGGTAATTAAATGAAAACTTGTCTTGTTATGATTCATTTAGGTCTTGGAGATCTGATATTGTGTAATGGTCTTATACGAGAGATAAAGAAACAAAATGATTTTGTATTTGTACCAATAAAATCACATAATTTATTTAATTTTAAAGATTTATTTAAAGACGATAAAGAAATAAAGCCTTTAATTGCAAATACAGATAAAGAAGCTTTTAATTATTCAAATGGATTATTTGATTCAATAATAAAAACTGGTATTTTTTGCGAAAGTAAACATAAAATTTATGAAGATTTTTGTGAACAATTTTATTACCAAGCAAAAGTAGATTATAATAAAAGATGGGATAATTTTTATTATAAAAGTAATACAACAAAACAAGATGAATTATACAATAAAATGGTAACTAATGATGAATATGTATTTGTTCATCAAGACATAGAAAGAAATTTAATAATTAATAAAACATTTTCTAATGCAATATCTGCAAATCATAAATTTTCTCAAGAAAGTCAATATTCAATATTTGATTATCTAAAAATATTAGAAAATGCAAAAGAAATACACTGTATTGATAGTTCCTTTGCTTGCTTTATCGATCATATTGAAACTTTAAAAGATAAACCAAAATTTATTCATCGTTATGTTAGAAAATATAATGAAAATCCAACCTATAAAAATAATTGGATAATTATAAATGAATAATAAAATATTTACTAATGGATGTTTTGACCTTTTACACTTAGGTCATATAGAATTGCTTAAATATGCTAAATCATTAGGTGATTATCTTGTTGTTGGTCTTAATAGCGATCAAAGTGTAAAAAAAATAAAAGGTGATTCAAGGCCCATTAATAATGAATTTACAAGAAAAACAATTTTAGAATCTTTAAAATTTGTTGATGAAGTTATAATATTTAATGAACCAACACCTTTAAATTTGATACAAAGAATACAACCACAAATAATTGTAAAAGGTGGAGATTATAAAAAAGAAGAAGTAGTAGGATATGAATATGAAAAACTTGGATTACTAGAGGTTAAAATATTTAATTATGTCAGCAACAATTCAACAACTGAAATCATTAAACGTATTAGTAATAGGTGATTACTGTATAGATCAATTTAGCTATGGTAGCTGCCTGCGGCTAAGCCCAGAAGCACCAGTTCCAGTATTTGATATAAAATATACAAATAAAATGGAAGGTATGGTTGGTAATGTATATAAAAATTTACAAAATTTAGGTTTAAATGTATTTTTAATAAAAAATGAAGAAACAGTAATAAAAACTAGATTTGTAGATTTAAAAACTAAACAGCATCTATTAAGAGTTGATGAAAGTAATATAATTAAAAAAATTGATATAAATAATATAAAATCATTTAAATATGATGCAGTAGTAATATCTGATTATGATAAAGGATTTATTACTAATGATATTATACCAAATTTACTAGCATTATTTAATTGTCCAATTTTTGTTGATAGTAAAAAAACAGATTTAAGTAAATACGAAAATTGTATTATTAAAATAAACGAAACAGAACATAGTAAAGTTCAAAAATATCCAACAAACTATAAACTAGTAGTTACTCTTGGAGAAAATGGAGCCTTATATAATAATAAAATTATACCAACAAACAAAGTTCAAGTATTTGATGTTAGTGGTGCTGGAGATACTTTTATAGCTTCTTTAGTTACTAAGTATCTAATATCTAATGACTTGGAAAAATCTATAAAATTTGCAAATATTTGTTCATCAATAGTTGTTACTAAAAGTGGCACAGCTACTATAAATTTTGAGGAAATTATAAATGAAATCTGAAATACATAAAAAAGGTTGGGGATACGAAAAGTGGATAGTTAATAAAGAACAATATTGTGGAAAATTACTATTCTTTAACAAAGATAGAAAATGTTCTTGGCATTTTCATAATATAAAAGATGAAGTTTTTTATTTGCAATCTGGAAAAATATTAGTTAGATATAGTGAAGCAAATGATATTGAGAATGCAAACGAAATTATCCTAAACCAAGGAAATTCTTTCCATGTTTATGTTGGTTTAAGACACCAAATGATAGCACTAGAAGATAGTGAGCTGTTTGAATTTTCAACTCAACATTTTGAAGAAGATAGCGTGAGGATTATAAAAGGTGATTGAACTTATAATATTTGATTTAGATGGAGTATTAGTAGATGCTTGCGAGTGGCACAGAGTTGCATTAAATAAAGCACTAAAGCAAGTATGTGATTATGAAATAAGCTTAAATGACCATTATAAAGATTATAATGGTATACCAACAAAAATAAAATTAAATAAATTATTTGAAAAAGGTATAGTGAGTTCTAGTGATTTTGTATTAATTGAAAAATTAAAACAACATTATACTATTGAATTGATAAACGAAACAGCTTGTATAAGACAAGAAA